AAACTATTAATTTCAGCATTATCTTTATTTACTTTGCTATTAAGCCCGTTATTTAATGCTTCATTGGTTGCATAGTCACCCGCAGGGGCATAATTTCCCGCGGGTTGTTTCTTGCCTAATTCGGTAGCCAGAAGCTGTTGACTAACCACCAACTCCGTACTATTCCCCATTTGATGGGTAATATTGGCTTTATCGATTTTTTTACTTAAATCCAGCTTGAATCGGGTTTCTAATGCTGCAATTTCTTGACTACTTAGCCCACCCATCGGACGTAAATCTTTTACGTTCCCTGATGCATCAATGCTGGCAATGGCAAATACTTGGTGAGTAAATCCAGCCGCATCAACATAATTATTTAATGTTGCTGCAGCGGTAATTTTAATTACAGTATTCCATTGGCTAACAATGTTGCCCTGATAAGAAAAATCTGCGTAAACCTTAGTATTGCGCAGGCCATTTAAAATTTGGTTTTGTGCCAGTTCACCGCGCAAACCGCCCACATAGCCCAAGCCTTTTTTTACTGTGTATTGTTCACCACTGCGGGTGACTTCAAAGCTATCATTAAAGAATGCAGCCGCGCCGTAGCTATCAACGTTAATCAGGCGCTGCATTTCATCAATGCCCGACAAGCGTGCAGTAAAATCAATCTGCCACGTTTCCGCACTGGTTTTGATTTGGGTTTCTTCCGCTGCACCTTGGAATTCCAAGATAAATGAGCGTGTTAACACATTTCCTTGTTGCCCATTTTGGGTTTTCAGTTTCTTTTGGGTAGGGGCGTGGGTAATCATGGCCACGGTGCCAGAAGCTTTATTTAATAAGCCTATCCAGTTGAAATCAAAGTTACCTACTTCTGCGCCCAATGTGACGCTATAGGCCACAGCATTTTCGCTGGCTAAACCTGCTTTATTGACCGCTTGACGGTGAACAATTTGATTTGCAGGGGGTAACTTTTCGTTGCGGTCAATCGGCTGTGTCGGGTCTAAATTCGGCACGTTAGCGAACACAAATTCATCCAACAACACGGCCTTACCGCTTGCCGCCTCTTGGGCTTTCCAATTTTCGAAAGCAACTGTAATAACTGATGCCATGAATGTAGTCCTTTACATTAATGATGCGCCAAAGGTTTCACTTGACGCAGTAATTTGTCCAATTCGAATAAATAATGGCTGATTTGGAAGCGTGGCGTAATAGCAAATATAATCGGCCTCAACAAAGCCCACTCGCATTCCTAACTCATGCACCGCCATGACCTCAAAGCGATAGCGTCTGCATGTTCGCCCGTACTGCCTAATGATTTGTAATAACAAATCCGGGTTATTGGCAATTTGACCATCACTGACCCGTAAAATAATGACGTCCCAGTCAATATCCGGTTGTCGCTCGTTAATTTCGACATAGCCCACACCAAGGCGTTTAAATATCTCAATAAATCCTGCGACACTGCCGGAGTCTTTAGCGTTGATAAATGCATATTTCACGCGCTTACGGTATAAATCCAACGGTTCATTATTAAAGCGGTGGATATCGCGCTGATAGGCCAACAAGTTTAATAATGGCTCGGTGCATGTATCGGGGTCTAATTGCGCCAAAGGCCACGTTAACCAGCTATAAACTATTTCCCAAAACCGCTTTGCGGCTCGCAATAATGTGGCAAGCTCACCAAGGTTCATCCATGACGGCAACTGCAATCGCTTTAATCGTTCTTTAAACTCGGGCATTTTGCACCTCTATCGTGAGCGATTTTAGGCGAGGAACGCTTAAATCACTGACAATGTCGGGAATGCTAAATACAATAGAATCCAAGACAGCAAACTGTTTATGTAACTCACGGCCTAAGTTTGAGAATGAAAAACGCGAATATGGCCATGTTTTTTTAACGTCATAATTGGTGTTTTCACGAAAGGCACAACGCACCAAATCACCCGCATCTTGTTTAAGTTTTTGCAGTTCCTCAGCCGTGAAGTTTTCCACGCTTTGCACAAATAACGTGATTTTTAATGCGTGCTGTGTTTCCGGCATGGGAAAGCACTGCATATCATCACCGTGCCCGTGGTGGCCTTGAGCGTTAATATAATCATTCACTTTGTCGATAAATGGCTGACTGGTGACGCCACTGTCTAATAACAAATAGGCATTAGCCGTTCCCGCCCCGCGTGGTGCATCATGCAAAAAGAAAATACGGTCAATACTCAAGCCGACAACATTCGCTATCATGCCGCGATACACTGCATCAGTGTGATATTGACCGACTAAGTTATATTGATTGCGACAGCGGTCACGCAAATCATTGTCACTTTCTGCATTCGCACCCGGAACTAATAACCAATTTTCTTCACTTTGAACGCGCTCAATCCCTGCAATCGCCACGGGTAAAATACGAAAATAACCAGGAGCAAGATTGTAAGCTCCTCCGGCATTTTCAGCGATAACCGGCACTAATGCGCTATCGGTATTTATCGCTTTCGTTTCAACGGTTTTCATACTGTAAATAATTCCGTTGATGCGTTCTGTTTGCACGATAGTTCCGGCTGGAATGGTGACCGTTCCCGCACCTACGGCACGATAAAAACGGATGACGCCTTTTGCTTCGGTGGCAGGTTTGCGCGTTAAATTGACGCCCCATGCAAACATATCTAGCCATTGCCCTGATGCAGTGGCTAAATACATATTTTTCAAGGTGACATTAATTAATGCTTCCGTGAGCCAGCGAACAGGCTTTGTCACAATGGTGTTAATCAAACGCCAGAACGGTGACATGTCCGAGGTGTTAGTAACAAAGCCCTCATCGTGGACAATTTCCGCAAATTTATCGCTAATTTCTTCCTCTGAGACAGGCATCCCGCTATCACGTAAAACCTGTTCATAATCAATTTCAGGGATATTTTTACTGTTCATAATTCACCCCTAAATTGATACGGCCAAAATCATAAGTATCAGCCGTCACCCAAAGTCGCTTGGTATTTTCTTCATCAATCACAACGGTACCCGGAACTAACCGTTCATCACTTTCAACCAAGATTTCCATTTGCGTGCGAATGTCCGCGCGTAATGTTGGGCTACGCTCTGCCACTAATTGGGTGGCGAGTCCGCTTTCAATAATACGGTGAGCCACATCTTGGGTGATTGATTGACGGTTATTGCATAACTCCGGCTCATTGCCGGAGTTTAATGTCAAATCTCGGTTTGTAATTAATAAATCAATGTAGAGTAAATTATCCATTATCAAGCGCAGTCCATTCCGCCAAATCCGTTGGTGACATTCCGTTTGTCACATTGATATTTACTGTATCGTATCGCTTGCTGTTATCAATCGATTGGGTTCGGTTATTGCTGATTTGCCGACTAATGCCGCCTTTCTCTACACCGCTAAGTTGCCCACCGACTAATAAACCTGCCGCGCCTGCTGGGGCGGGTGAGCCGTCAACGGTTCCCGTTGTTTTGGTTTCAATATTGACGCCTGGCAGGTAATTTAGTGTTTCTACAATGGTGTTGTAGACACTACGGAAAGAATCAGTAATTGATTGCCAAACCTTTGAAAAAATAGCTTTAATACTATTTCCCATTGCTTCAAATGTTTTATCAATCGGTGAGTCACTAAAGAAATTGCAAACCGCATTCCACCCATCCGTAATTGCCTGCCACGTTTGAATAAATGCAGATTTCAAAGTATCAATCACAATCATGAGCGCCTTGAATGCCCATGTATCGGCAAAATAGGCTGTAAACTCTTGCCACTTTTGTGACATCCATTCCCATGCTTGCATAGCAACAAGCCCGACGGCACGCACGGCAATTGCTACCACTTTAAATGCGGTGGTGTTCATCACTGCTGCTTTAACATCATCCCAATGTTGAATAAGTTTATAAATGCCATAAGCTAAAAGCGCGATGGCGCCAATTACCAATAAGATAGGCCAGCTCATAAATGAAAAGCTGACACCCGCAATTTTTGATTGCAGCGATACTGCCATTAATACCCCACGCAGATATTTCAGTGATGCACTCCACGCCTTTACTGCAACGCTATATAACCAAATAGCAGCGGTGCCAATTTTCAGCACACCGCTAAATACCCCCATGATGATACTTAGCCCTGCCATGATAAATTTAGAAATACCCATCACGATATTGGCGGCAGCACCTGCGGCAGCAAATCCGAGTGTGCCCATGGTGATATAACCGACCCAGCGCGCAATGTTGGGGAATAACGTAAACCATCGCACAAGGGTTTGACCGCCTTCCGCGAGTTTATCGATTAATGGGGTAATCACAGGTAATAACGTCATACCAATGGCGATACGGATAGACTGCCAAATAGACATAAGCCGTTCCCACGGATTGGCTAATTTTGCGGCTTGTTCCGTGGTGCGCTTCATTCCATCACTGGCACCCAAGAAACCAATATTTTTACGCAAAATATCAACATTGCCATAAAGCTGTTTGACCACGACGGCAGAATCACCAAAGGCCGCTTCAATTTCTTTTTGGGCTTTTAAATTGCCCTCAATACTCTTGCCATATTTGGCCTGCAATTTATCCAGCATTTCAGGCATGGATAACATCTGCCCTGACGCATTGACGAATGACAGGCCGAGTTTTTTACCGCTATCGGACGCTGTTTTGAGGAATGCTTCATACGCTCCCGACGACTCACCGCCTAGCGTTCTTTGCAGTTCACCCAATACCGCAAGCTGCTCATCAATCCCGACGCCAAACTGCGTACCTGCATTTTTTGCGCCCTCCATCAAACCTGTTATTTCAGCCATCGATACGCCAAATGCTTTTGACATATACACGGCCTTACCTGCCAAATCTTCGGCAAACTTAACATGCCCGACGGCATTGGCTTGGCTCTCAAATTGATTGAACATTTGCCCCATATATTCGGTGGCTTCGGTCGAAGTTGCTTTTAATGCTGCGGCTGTCGTATTGGTAATACGGGTTAATTGTGGCAAATCTTGCTGTGTGACATTGTTAATGGCTTTGCTGATTGCCGTAGTGGAATTGACAAAATCAATGGATGATTTTCCGTATTGGGATGCGAATTTCAGGGCGTCTTTAGACACTTTAGACATGATGCCATCATCAATACCCTGTAATGATGCACTCATCATGGCGTCATTCATTTCAATGGCAGGGTCAAGAATGCTTTTAATAGACCAGAACGCCCCGGCAAGACCTGCACCGCCTACAGCAATTTTACCAAAGGCTACTTGGCTATCTCTAGCAAAATTAGAGACAGCCGATTGCACTTGTCGAATAGGCTTTGTGATATTGTCGATAAGGCTGAGAGTAAAATCTAACTCGCTCATGAGTCACCTTTAAACGCTAATACAATTCCGTTTGCGACTGCAATTTGCGTATTTTTCCAGTGACGGTTATCTAACCAGATTGCAGTAGCGATATTTTCTTCCGTGTCCGGCTCATGAGGTAAATAGTGTTTTCTGAGCGCAATGAATTGCTCTAACTCATTGCGCTCAATTGCACGAACACGGTTTTTTAGTTTTTTACGCTAATTTCCAGCTTTGGCGCGTATTCTTTGTTTACTGCTTCGGCAAGCTGTGCGGCAGCCCCCGGAAAGCTCAGTAATTCGTCTAAATATTCTTTGCTTTCTGCGGTGACAATACGTTTTAAATAAGTAGTGAGCGGAACAACTTTATTGTCCATCGTCATATCGTTAATCATGCCGTTATAAGCCGTGATATTTGGCTCAAAGCTAACGTCTTTTTCATTGATAGTTAACGTAATAATTTTTTTAGTCATGAGATAGTTCCTTTCTCTTTCTGATTTCGTCCGTTAATTGGTTGTGCCGTGCGGCACATTGACCGTATAAAATAGCCATTTTTTCTAATGGCTCTGAGATATCACGGCCTGTTGTTCCCGCGAGTCTCTGAATGTCCGTCGAGCATTTTTTTAACAGGTTTTCCTGATAGCTCACGCTCGATGTTTTCTGCGGTTTGGTTGTACATGCTGACAAACTCATCACTAACACAAACGTTAGTAAACACAGGCTTAATAATTTCAGTGCGTATTTCTCTGGGGGCAGCATTGGCAATCCCCTCCAATTGTTCTTCCAGCTTTTGACCGGACTCACTCGATATCTTTTCAATATCCCCTTTGATTTTTGCTGCTGTCCTACTTGCGGTTAGCTCAACGCTATCGTGATATAAGCCGTTGACTTTCCAACCCGCGCCAAAGGCACAGGCCAATAAAGCAATTATCAGCGCGAGTTGTTTTGTCATATTAATGCATATCCTTTTTCGAACTCTGCAATGCCCCAAGGTTGCTGCCCGGCATTTTCGACACGAGTAATGGCATCCGCTAAAGCAAACAAAACGTCTTTTTGCATAACAGATAAGCAATCATCAGGACTAACCCCTAACTCTTTTGCGACACGCTGAATATAGCCCTCAGTGTTATTTTCCACTGGTGGTGCATAGCGGTTAATAATTTCACGAATAGAGCAAATTTTGTGTTTTCGCTCATAGGTACGCATTAAAATAAACAGCGCCCGATACCCCCATTCCGGTGCGATAAATCGGCAAAATGATTTATCTGTTTGCTCAGGGTGTAAACCTCGCCATTTATCACCGTGGCGAATATTACCGGGGTTATTGTTACGAATGCCTCTTGGTGGTAATTTGCTCATTGCTTAAATTTCCCTTTTAACAGTGCGCTTCCACGTTTTCTAATCCACATTTCAACCGCTTGATATCCGGCAATCCCTAATGCGGACGCACATCCAACAAGGGCAAGCGGTGAAAGGTCGGGGATCCAAATTAAAAGTGCAGCGGCAGCGACAGAGGTTGCCGCCCCTAAAATTACCCGACTCACAAATAACTTGATGGTGATAGGTTCAGCCCCTGTTAGCATTTGACCAATGCTAATTAGCGCCCCGATAATAACCATTGTAATAAATGTTTTTTCGTGTTCTTCCATGAACAAATTATCCCTATTATCCGATAAGGGTTTGAGTTAACTCAGATTCCAAATAAGGAATGCCTTTAATACGCACAAAATCAGGACTCGTAACCAGATATTTAATTTTGTGAGTAGTGAGTGCGCCACCTTTGGGATCGGTATCTAAAATATCAGTCAAAATCAATTTATTGCCGAATGATTCGACTTTCATTTCTTCATTGCCTGCCTTGGCGTACCAAAGGAAATCCATTGGCTTAATCCCACGCCATGAGCCTGCCGCCCGCGCTTTTGCGACGATAATCTCAAAATATTTTGTACTAATTTCGATTTCACCCTCTGCGCTCACATCACCCGCGACAAAACCGTCGGGCATACCTTTGGTTTGCGCGGCTGCGGTATTATCAGTAATGGATAGGCTCACTTTTTCGACGTGAATTAAGTCACCATCAATATTAAAGTCAAAGGATTGACCAGATAAACGTTGGCTCATTATGCGCTCTCCAAGCTAGCATCCAGTAAGATACTGACCGTAATTCCTTTCGGACATTCATACGTTCTTACTGTGATATAAATTTCAACGGTATTTTTGGTTTTCCACACAATCACGACGTCATTGTCTTGTGGCGGTTTACATTCACCGGGGAACGTGACACCGTTGATTTCTGCACTACGTGACATTTCACGCATAGTGCGAGCAAAATACGATTTGTGGGTTTCAATGCTGTTTGGTGTACTGTTTAAGCTACGGTCTGCAATTTTTGCAATAGCTTGTAAGCGAACGCGACGCGCGACTTTATCAACAATACGCAGGTTTTCAATTGCTTGAAAATCGCCGCCCTCAACATCTAAGGTTCGACCATCTGACCAATACATGCCGTCATAGTCGGGGTACCACATTGGCACGCTATAACGGAGTTTTTCCAACGCTTGCAAGGTGGCTAAGTCAATTTCCACACCGCTATCGTCTTTGGGTTTATCAACGCTGCCTAAATCAAGCAGAGCGCCTGTTTTTACCCGAGCCGGGCTATCGGCAATGGTAACCGCACGATTACATAAACGACCCGCCAATACTCCCGCTTCATTTCCCCAAAACGTGGGCACTAATTGAATAGATTCAACCGCTTCGCCTTTTTGGAGTTCACCAAGGCGGGTTAATGCTAGCTGCCATGTTTCTTTTGCTTGTAACCCTGCGACAGAAAGAATTGCCCATGTCCAGCGCCCAAACTTCGCCATTAGATTTGCGCGGAGTGTTTGCGCAGCTTTAATTGTTGCTTTGGTGGCATCACCGATATAGACATAGCCCTCAACACTGGCAACAGATTGCGCTTTCATTACCGCATCAACAAAATCGGTTTCGGCTGCGCTCTCCGGCAAGACGTGAACATAACCAAACCAATTCTGCCCAGCATTCGCCATTGCTGCCTTGATATTCGACTTTAAAGGGCTATTTTCTACCCCCAATAATGTATCTAAATCAGTTTGAGTGTTAACAGGTAAGGTTTCACCAATATGGCTCTTCCCTTTGCCCACAAACAGCAAAACACGCTCAATTTCTTTGGTTTCGCCTTGTAACTGATTGACTTGATTAACCTGAATGTTAGGCCACATAGTTAAGTCCTTTTATTTAATATCCTGCGCTTTAACATCAGCGCCAAATCCAATCCCTTGTAACTGCCTTGCGAGTGCCTTTTTAAAATCGCTGTCGCTCATGCCGAGGAAAACACGTGCGGGAACGTCAATTGTCCAACTGGCTTTCGCTGTTTTTCCACTTAACTTTTTGATAAGTAAACCCGCTTGATTAAAAGACATGGTTTCTGTTATCTGTTTTACCGTTGGCTTTTTAAGCCGTTTCCCTGTTTTAACTTGGTATCCCAAGTCGCGCAGTTTCTTTGCCTGTTTTCGGGTCGCTAATCGGTTCGGATCACTATTTTGCTGACTTTGCACTTGCTTTCGGCTGATAGTGACATTCATCCCATGTTGCTGGGCGTATCCGACAACGCCAGCAGGCACATTTTTAGCCCCATTACGGTACTTGCCGCCTTGTAAATAAATGCGTACTGCTTCAACTTGTGGCATTTCTTTGATGTGCAGTAACTTAGGCATGTTACGCAGCATCTTTTTACGCCAAGGGCTTTTTCTGGCCTGCCAGTTTTTTCCGTCTGGCGATTGTTGATTTTTAACATTTCGTTTAGCGGCTGCAATTACGCCATGTTTCGCCATGCGCCATAAAAATCGTTGTCGTTTTTTGGGGGGCAACTCCAAGCCTTTTAAGGCTTTTTGCATATCCGCAAACTGGCTTTTATTAAGCTGACCATTAATTATCATTTTTCACGTCGCTATAAATTTCAGCGTGTTCGGCATAACCAAACTCGGTATCTGCCAGCGACCAACGTTTACCATCAAATGGAACGATACCATTTGGATCTTCTTTCATGACAACGGGCTCAGCGAGTGAAATTGACACAATGACAACGGCTGTTTCGTCATCAACTTCAACAATCATAGATGGCGGTTCTTGTTCGATATTGCTATTGCCTAACTCGTTATCTTGTTCACATGCCCACGCATCAATTAGCAAAGGGATATAATCAGGGTGAATCAGTCGATAAGGAAAACGCCCCCATGAAATGACAGCTTCACTTTGTCGTATCATCATTTGATATTGGTCTAAGCCTAAATCCCGATGCGCGCGGATAAACTGTATTTCGTCCATTTCGCTTTTAAATTCAACATCGCAGACGCGTGGCGGTAAATTGGCTTTTAAAAAATCAGTTAGGCTTTTTAATTTATTCATATCATCGCCACCGTGACACGTTTTAAGCCTTTCATATTGCGGATCACAAATGCGGCTTCTGCGAGTAAATTATTCTTTGTTTCAGGGTTTTCTTGCTTCGGATTTGCCGCACGGCTGACAATTGATGTTATTTCGCCTATCAAATCCGCTTTAGCCCGTGCATAGAGCGCCTTTTTATATTGTGCACACAATGCGTTTTGCCCATTGGCTTTTGCTCCCGGAGCATCATTTGCAGTGTTATACCCTTTAGACAACAATTGTTTTTTCAGTGATTCGAGCGATAAATTAATTTCAGCAACACTGGCTAATAACGCATCCGTTAATAACTCATGATTTAAATCCGGTGGTATTTGGCGCTGTCTTTGAAAGTCAGCTAAATTAATATCAGGCCAAAAACCATCATTAGTTATTTCGACCGATTGATAATTTAAATCGTTGCCATTAAACATAATTTATCGCTCGCTACTTTGAATCACTCCGCCAGAATATACTTCGCAATACAAATAAAATGACTGATAGCCCAATAACCGTTCCCCAATTTACAGGCACTACCGTATTTAATTCGGCTGAAATTGAGAACCAATTCCAGACACTTAATATTCCCCAAGAAAAGCCCAGAGATAACAATAAACACACTGCAATAATGAGTAATATCAATATCGCGCCAACCATTGTTTCTGATTTCATTTTCTATCCTTGTAATAAAAAAAACGGGCAGTCCGGTTTCCACGGTTAATGACATGATTGTCATACCTCCACCGCGCCCGTTTCGGCTTGCGGTAGTCGTTTTTATTCGGTTGTTAACGCTCGAATGCGCATGGCGATCCGTTTTAAATGCGTATCAACACCCACTTTCGGATTAAGCTGTCGTGCTTTTTCCATGTATGATGCGGCTTGCTCCAATGTATCGACACAGTCAATGGCACTGGCTTTCGCATCCTGATTGATATTGCTTCTTAGCAAATTCAATGCAGCAAATTTGTAGTATTTCGCCCTGATTTTTTCGTGAACTCGCCACTTTTCAGTGACATTTTTAAAGGTTCTTGAAAAATAAGGCTCAATACTGTTTCCCGCTTCATTTTCCAATGTTGCCCACGCTAAGATAGTGTCAGCAACAAAGGCCGGAAAATTACTGCGGAAATTGTCTGGGGTGAGCTGTCCTTGCTCAATGGCAATATCTGCCCAATCCAATCCCTTGTCGAAATCCCCAACATCAAATAGCCAAACGGTGCAGTAAGCAAAAATCGGGTTTCGGTAGACCTCCCCCTCGGACAAATAGCGTTCAGCGGTGGGAAGATAAGCGGGGAGTAACTCCCGCTTTTTCATTTCCACGCGGTCAGCCGTTGTCGGTTGCTCACGCAATCTTTTGACATCCTGCTCAATCGCTCTCGCCTGTAAGTGCATACTGGCACCATCTGCGATAGTGACGGCCTGTTGCTGTTCTAGCTTTTGGCGCAGTTCAACGCTAGCCCGATGACGTTGAGCAGGTGATAGCATGGTTTATTCACCGACCTTTTCAGCAGGTTCAGTAATTTCACCAATTGTGACCGCGCTTTCATCATAAGCGGCATATAACTCTGGATATTCCAGCGCATATCCTTCATTACGCAGATATTTGTTTTCATACTGCTTACGGTCTTCTACAAACTCCGCTTTACGCTGACGCGTATTGCGTTGGGTGTAGATATGCAGGTTTGACAGATATGTCACAACCATGCGTTTGCCCGGCATAAATGGCGGGATAATCGCAGGGCGACCTGCAATTGTGGTTCCCAGCATTTGAGCTGCGATTTTTTCGGTTGGCTTATCAGCAGCTTGATAAAGTCGGTATTGTTCAGCCGCGACTAAATCAGGCCCAACTAATACAACTAAGCGTGGGTCACTGCGGTATTGCACCGGAATACAGGTATTAATCAGGTCTGATGCCATTGCATCTAATGACCGATAATCCCCTTTATCATCTAACTTGACTGGGTCAGTAATTACCTGTTTACCACCGTCCCAATCTTTTGCGATTTGATGCCAACCAATATTGACGTCTTCTCCGTTCGGATAGGCTTCAAAATCTGTTGATTTTGCTACATGCGTACCATTCCAACCGATTCGGATCATATCTAATGCAAACGTTTCATTAGTAAAGGCTTGCATGCGTTGGAAAAACTCATTTTCAGACCCCGAGTTCGCCCAAACAGATAAAAGCGCCCAATCAAGTGCTGCGCCGGAATCAGTTTCAACCAGTTTATATTCATTACCATCGTTCGCAGTTTGACGAATAAAACGCCCACCTTGCTTACGACCTGTAAAAATACCGGGGTTTCCTACTGATACGACTTGCCCTTGGAGTTGGTCTACATCAGCACATGTAATCATGTTTAAGAATGCAGATTGTTCCATCAACGCATTGCGCAATGATGTTTCTTTTGGATCAGTTATGGCAAAGTATTTTGACGTATCGTCAACCCCATAACTTTTACGCAGACCAGCTTCATATTCTTTTAGAAACTGCCTTGCACGAGTATTTAATTGCATGGATTCCTTTCCTTTTTATCCTTACAGAAAATTAAAACGAGCGTTTTTATCCCCGTTAGGATTTGGATTTGGTTTTTTAGTCACAACCTTATCTAGTTTGCTGAAATTTTTAACTAAATCCGGCAAACTATCACGCAACTGTTTAAATTCATTTGTATCGACGACTTCTTTTACTACTTCGATATCTTCTTGAACTTCAGTCACTTCCTGCGACGTTTCATTTAGCTTAGCTTCCAGCTCTACAATTTTATCTTCTGCAGCTGCCAGCGCTTCGGCTAACTCTTGAAGGTCGGGGTTAGGTGTTGGCTCCGGTGTTGGTTCCGGTGTTGGTGCAGGGGCTGCGATATTATATTTTTTGCGCCAGTTTTTTTTGTCTGACATGGTTCCATCCTTAGATTTGTTGAGGCTAAAGTGTAGCCGTGTTGTTCCTACGCTTGCCGGGCTATTAGTAACAGCCAGACCTTCTAAATAGTGTTTTCCCGTACCGCGAAAATTTCCATCTGGCGTTAATTCAATCGAGGTAAATAGCCACTTATCTTCTGTATTTGCTAATAGCAAACTGACAAATGGGCGGATAATCGCTAAAAGTTGCAAGTTTCCGTTATTATCTTCATCAAGCATGACTTCAAGGACTTCACCCACTGGATCAACTTCGTGGTTATGCTCAGGCCAAATCAACGCTGCCCATAGCGTGTAATCATAAAGTTCAGCGGCTTCAATTAAATGTTGGCGTTCGATAATACGACCATCAACAGTGTCACCCTCAGTCGCGATACATAACCATGTTGTTCTCAATTGCGACATTTACATGTTGCTCCCATCCTTGGGTTTATTGCTTCCATTTCGTTAGGTGCTCAGTATTGCCCACATTTTTTTCACTGGCGACAAGTTCGATTCGGTTATAAATGCTTTGCCGAAAGCCGCTTAATGCCAGCGTTTAAAGGTCGGGGCACAATGCATCTACTATGGCTAAATACACGGATGCAAAAATACAGGTCGCAAAATCGTTATATTTGCGACGCTATACTCCCGCGGAAATCGCGGAGGAATTGAGCCTGCCTAATCGTCGGATTGTTTACTATTGGGCAGAAAAATGGAATTGGGCGGATATGCTCAGTCATGAGAGTGTGATTGAAGCAATTAACCGTCGCATTGTTTTATTAAGCGAGCGAACCAAAAAAACGGAGCTTGAATTAGATGAGTTAGACCGCTTGATTGCTAGCCACGTTAAATTAATGGCGCAAGCGAATAAACACGCTGAAAAAATGGCAGCGTTAAAATCGCAATCAGCGGATATGCAAGGCGGTGCTGATTATGCAATGAATGAAGATGGCGAACCGAAGAAAAAGAAACGCTATCGTAAAAATGACATTTCTAGCCTGACGCCAGAAGATTTCCAACGCTTTGCTGATGAAATGCTATTTGGTTATCAAAAGCATTTACGTATTAATATTACAAAATCCATTCGTAATATTTTAAAAAGTCGCCAAATCGGGGCGACATGGTACTTTGCTTTTGAAGCTTTTGAAAATGCTTGTTTAACGGGTGACCCACAGATATTTCTATCAGCATCACGACCACAGGCCGAAGTTTTCCGGTCTTATATTGTCAATATTGCAGAGAAATTTTTCGGGGTGACATTAACAGGTAACCCAATTCGTTTAAGTAATGGGGCTGAATTACGCTTTTTATCTACCAATAAAAACACGGCTCAATCTTATAGTGGTCACTTATATTGTGATGAATATTTGTGGGTGCCTGATTTTAAACGCTTAAATGACGTGGCGTCAGCTATGGCGACACACGATAAATGGCGTACTACTTATTTATCAACACCGAGTTCTAAAACGCATGCAGGTTATAAATTTTGGATTGGTGATGAATGGCGCGGCAATGATCCAAAGCGTAAAAAAATTGAGTTTCCCAGTGAAAAAGAAATGCGCGACGGGGGACGTGATTGCCCTGATGGACAATGGCGCTATGTTATTACCCTTGAAGATGCGATTAAAGGCGGCTTTAACTTAGCGTCCATTGATAAGCTACGACAACGCTACAACCCTGATACATTCAACATGTTGTATATGTGCGTATTTATCGACAGTGGCGCATCCGTCTTTAAATATGACCAGCTAGAAAAATGTGGCGTTGATGTAAATTTATGGGAAGACCATAAACCCAACGACCCGCGCCCATTTGGCAATCGCGAAGTGTGGGGCGGGTATGACCCTGCACGCTCTGGCGACACATCAACGTTTGTTATCGTTGCCCCTCCCATGATGGCACCCGAAGTATTCCGGGTATTGGCAACATTTTATTGGCAAGGGTTTAGTTGGCGACATCAAGCAAAATTGATTGAAGACTTAACCAAGAAATATCGCTTCACACACATTGGCATCGATACCACAGGGATAGGTCAATCCGTGTATGAAATGGTGCAAGATTTTGCGCCACGTATCACACAGCCCATTCTTTATAGTCTGCAAATGAAAACGCAACTTGTGATGAAGATGATAGATATTGTTGATGAAGAGCGCATTGAATGGGATATGGATCAGAAAGAAATCCCCGCGTCATTTTTATGCATCCGTCACACAACTACAGGCAAAGGTGGCGCAATGACATTCGTCGCAGATAGAACACAAGAAACAGGCCACGCGGATGTTTTCTGGGCAACGTCTCACGCAGTAATTAAAGAGCCGCTTAACACGGATAAAAAGCGCAAATCTAAATATATATTACCAAAGGCTGCATAATGAAAAAGAAACGGAATTCACGCAAACAAATGGCGCAATCCACTAAAGCCCCCTCGAAAGGGTTTAGTATCACACTGGGCAAGCCAACGCCTATTTTAACGACGCATACTGATTATAAAAATATCTGGTATGACAATGATTTTGACCATTGGACACCACCAATAGACCGTGAAGCACTGGCGCAATTAGTGAATTTAAATGGCCAGCATGGGGGCGTTCTTTATGCTCGTCATAATATGGTCACCAGTGATTATATTGGCGGTGGCCTAACCCACGAGCAATTAAAAGCGGCTGTCTTTAATTACTTTTTATTTGGTGATGTGGCAATTTTAAAAGTGCGTAACGGTTGGGGGGAAATCATCGGATTGGAGGTTTTACCCTCACTTTACTTGCGTAGGCGTAAAGACGGTGATTTTGTTATTTTACAAGAAGGTGAGCCACTAGTTTATACCCCTGATGAAATCATTTATATCAAGATGTATGACCCACAACAGCAAGTCTACGGTTTACCGGATTATATTGGCGGCATCCACGCAGCTTTACTGAACAGTGAAGCAACTATATTTCGTCGTCGTTATTACCATAACGGGGCACACACGGGCGGGATGATTTACTGTAATGACCCGAATATGACCGACGAAGTAGAAGAACAAATTATCCAAAAACTCAGCCAAAGCAAAGGGATTGGTAATTTTGAAACTATGTTTGTAAGTGTGCCGAATGGTGACCCTGACGGCATCAAATTTATTCCCGTTGGGGATATCTCTGCAAACGATGAGTTTAGCAATGTAAAAAGTATCAGTGCGCAAGACATTCTAAATGCTCACCGTTTTCCCGCTGGCCTTGCTGGCATCATTCCCGGCTTAGGCTCTGGCGGCTTAGGTGACCCATTGAAAGCAAGGGAAGCGTACCGACAAGATGAAGTTATCCCCGTACAAAATTTATTTATGAATGCGGTCAATAGTGAAATCGGTAGAAATGAGTCTTTGAAATTAAATTTCCGTCAAAATATCATCAAGGAAAATGAATAATGTCTAAAAATAGGGTAAAATTAAGACATTATCAACAATCGGAGGTCTGGAACGTGCGAGTATTAAAAATATTCTGCCCCATTTGCGGCCAACGCGCGACAATTCGCAAATCGAATCGTAAACATCGTGAAATTTCAGACCTTTATTGCGCCTGTAATGATGTTGAATGCGGTCACACCTATGTTTTAAATCTAACGTTTAGTCACACTATCAGCCCTAGCGCCCACTCAGATGATTTGATTCAATCCATGATTGAAAAATTTAACCCCGAACAGCGCCAATTGGCGCTAGGGTTATTAACCTCAAAGGGTGCATGATTGCTGACTTACATCAGGGCTGCTATTTAGCAGCCTAATTTTTTGGTTGCTCTTTTTTGCTATTTCTTCCCTTGCACCGTCTGCAAGTTCAGTAATCAGTGTGAGTACAACTTGACGCTCATAATGGTTGCAACCCTCTAAACTCCCCAGCTTTGCAATAACACTAATGCGCTCAAACGCTACCGATTCCTGTAATAAATCGCTCATATTCAAATTCCCATTTGTATACTGGATGTTTATCCAGTATACATAAATAAAGTCATTGGGAAACCCTGTAAATCAGAAATAATTAAAATTTCTTTTGAATTACAGGGTTATGTGGTTCATTTATAAACTATCCGCTTTGTGACATGTCACGGCAATATTATCCAACTTCAAATCATGCCAGCCGTTTGTATTCCAACAATCTGCCGCACCTGATAAGCAACACTGACTAACAGGCAATTGCTCACCGCATCTTTTACAGGTTGATTTTGATAACTCGTGAATTTTGTCACTTAGTCGCGCACTATCTTGGCGAATTAACAGTTGAATGTACTCATTCATTTCGTATGGATCTCGCCCTGGTCGACGAATAGAACAATTATTTTTCAACATCTCCACTTCTTGACTATCGACAATCAGCTCAAATTTCGTTTCGCCACTGTCTTTTTGTCGTTTACGCTGTTCCGCTTTCCGTTCTGCTGCTGTTTTTGCCATTTTCTTTTATCCTTTGCTGAATTCGAGATATAGCCGACTCACACCGAGCCAGTGATTTTTTGACTTTATCTGACTTAAATACGATTTTTTGGATATGGCCATTCGCGTGAAACTTCACGCTTTGACCGTTTTCTGTATAAATTGCCCCTCTTGCTATCGAATGGATCATGAAAGGGTCTTTTTCGGGGTCTAAAGTGATGCCAATTTCTTTGGCTTTTCTCACAATATCGGGAATAACCGTTTCTTTGTCTTTAATCGTCCTCCGTGCCTGCGTACAGTTATTGACAGAACTCCAAGGGGCGCTAATCGCGCCATCAAAACCAGCCTCCGCTGTCGCTTCGGCTAACTTCGGCACAATCTGCCAGTTCTTAATGCGTGTGATAATTGGGGAGTCGTTACCCACTAAAGTACAATAAACACCTTTGATGCAATCGACTGGCTCACCGTAGGCGTTGGTCTTTTCTTCACGCTCATACCATAGGCGTGCGATAAGGTCAGCACGACGCACAAACGCGCCACCTTGTAACTTGGTATACTCACTCCAATTGGTTGTATCTGCGGCCTTATGAACTTCGGCAAACTCAACATCTAAACCCGTTGATGCTTCGGTATCATCACCCATACGTCGCAATTCACGCCATACAGTGACAGGCGCACCACCTATTTGTTGAAACTGTCTAATTTTATGATGTGATGCCCAAGCCGAAACCGACCGCGCCATTTCTTTGGCTTTCTGTCCGGTTTCTTCATCGACTTCATCGTCCATCTTGAAGCCGTCAATATTTTTTGAAATGTATTTAGCGATATAGCCTGTAGCACTGCCTTTCTCTTTATCGATTGGCTCAACATGAAAACGGGCTTTTAGGGCTTTTTGTGATTGCAGTTCTTCGGAATCTTCCAACCGTGCGTAATAACAGAAAATATCGCGTAACTCGTCAACATGTTCAGGCCGAACAAATAACAACATATGCCAATGAGGTGTACCATCGTGATGCGGTTCGACGACACGAAAACCAAAGGTACGAATTCCAGCTCGAGCGTAAGCCGCCCTTATTCTCTGCCAAACCTTACAAAGATATTTTTGTGTTGCACGTGGATCATTTCCCATCCAATTAGAAACAAAACCACCTGATTGATAGGCTGAATGATATTTAGAGGGGGCGGTAATTGTGTAGAATTCACCAACACAACCCATTTCTTCGGCTAAATCTTCAAACCCGCGCATTCTTGCCATAAGCTCACAACGACGAACAGCGGGATTCGCAGCACTACCTAATACCATTTTTGATAAATCGGCTGTATTACCGTCATCATCACGCAATTCAAACTCTTTCAAAAATTGCCAGTTAGCCCGCTTTTGTTCAACCCAACGATGCAGTGTAGTTTTTGAAACATAAGGGGATGCGGATTTTTGAACTTGACCAATCGCGATAGCGAGATGTTCACGTTTAATATCGCTCAACCGTTTTAAACGACGGTACCACCAAGCAGCATCGAACATGCGCAATAATGCCGCGCATAGCTTGTCTGATGTAACGCAAGTTCTACCTTTACTAAATTGTTGCCAATATGGCGGCTGTGTGCCCGACTGCAATGTTAACTTAGCAATGAGTGCGTAAGTTTTATCTAGTCGCTGACGAGCTTCACGCTCGTCTTTTGGATCATGATTAACATACCGCTCAGTTACTGACAGATAGTTTTCATTCATAAAATTAGCAATATCATTCGCTAATGATTTGATAACCGTTCTATCTAACTGCGCAATATTTTCGAGTTGTTCAATAAAAGGAAACGGTTCATTACCAGACGCATGATGTTTAAATTCATACTGTTTCATCACACGTTCAAATCGTGGCAATACATTTTTAGCAGTTTTGCGTAAAAATTCATTGGCACGACGACGACCTGATTTTTTAAAAATCTTTCCGTACTTAGTAGCAAAGTAAATAGCGAGAAAATCGGGAACATGCGCGAATATTTCATGACGCCACTCGGCATCATCTTTATTAGCATCCCACATAATGCGTTCAGCCAGAGTCGCTGATTTCGGCAACTCTGGCTTATTTTCTTCTTGTTGGCGACGTATTGAAATATATACGTCGCTATTGTGTTCTAGAGAGTTATTCATTTGATTTTATTTCTAAAAATGATGCTATAAACTCAGAAGCTACTGGCGCAACAATGGCATTGCCCGACGCTTTCAGCATATGTAGCAATCCGGCAAACCCATCAACCACAGGCTGAACACCGGATTTAATTGGTGAGAAACCATTGTCGACTCTCTCAACCCAATCAACTCCATCCCAGAACCCGTTACACGCTTGCCTGTCAATCCCCTTACTGCCGCATAATCCAGCCTTAAAAATGTCCGCACTCTCCCATCTTTGCGTATCAACTTCCCTCGACAACCATTCATATCGCTGGCTGTTGGCGTCGGCCACCCAAAACAACCGTTGTCTGATGTGCGGCGCACCGAAGCCCGCAGCGCATAAATCGATTGCCGCCGAGGCGTAACCCTTACCTTCCAAGTCAGCTTGTACAGAGTCGAACCAAGCAAGTCCGTCTTTGCTTGCAACTTGCTCACCAAACACAACGCTAGGTTTTTGCTTGCTAATGAGCCGAAAGAATTCAGGCCATAAGTGCCGCTTATCTGATAACCCGGCCTTACTACCTGCATCGCTGAAAGGTTGGCAAGGACAGCTTCCTGTCCAAACTGGTTTATCATCAGGCCATCCTGCTTTTCTAAGCGCATATGACCAAACTCCGATTCCGGCGAAAAAATGGCATTGCGTGTATTGTTGGATATCATCGGGTTTCACTTCCTCAATTGAACGGGTATCAACATCACCGGCAGCGATATAACCGGCAGTAATTAATTTTCTTAACCACTGCGCGGCAAAAGGGTCAATTTCGTTATAATAAGCAGCCACAACTAATGGCCTGTAGATTGGTTTTCAATATGGTTCGCTTCACTTTCTAACAACTGAGCTATCTGCCCATAGTCGAGTTTGTCGCGAATAACTTGCATTGAAAGGCAGCGCAAACGGGAAGCGAAGATAATTGAGCGTGCATTTTTTTCATCTTCACGGTTAGCTTGAATAACAGCAATCATAGTGACATCTTCACCGTTACCCATATCAATTACAGGTGTGAATGTTGGTTCTGGTATATTCATTTATTTAATTCCTAAATTTAGAGTGTAAGATTCCCTGACGCGCTAACGTCATTTATTTAATTGTGTATTATTTAATTAAGTGGCAAGGTTAAATTTTTTGGTAATAAGGCGCTTGAGCCTTTAATATAATTAATAGCTTTAACAATATTAAATATTTCTTTTGAAGTTAAATCTTCAAATTGACAATCATGTCTAGACTTATCAATTTCAGCCATGAAAAATATAATAGCCAAAAGCTTTTTATTATTTGCATGGTCGTCATTAAAACGGTCACGCATTTCTTTTATAAATGATTTTAATTCTTTATTCTCTAATCCCGACGTTTTAGATTTAACTTCACATACTTTATTGATACCGTGTACACGCTGACCTATAGACATTGGCATGTAACGTTGCTCAAGTATTGCAGGGTTATGTCGCATAGTAATCACCTATATTCTAGAAATTAAATAAACAGTTGCGAACAAAATAACGGGAAAAATATATTTTAATGAACTATCTTTTTTGTTTACGCTGATTTCTTCTAAACGTTTAAATTAGTCGCCAGTGACTTTATATTTGTATTGCTGTTTATGTGCTTGAGTCATTTCTTATTCCTCAGAATGGAATTCCATCATTACCTAGTCCGTAATCAAACTCGTTACGAACATCATTAAGTACTTCATAAACTGCACCAATATCTAATGAACATATATTCATTGAATAAAAAATTTGATTTAAAAGTTCTTTTTTCAATGTTGCTTTTTCTGATACTCTTTTAAAAACATCACCCTTAAGCTTTTCTTGTGATGGTGTTATTACAATGTTTTTTCCTGTCATTTCAGCTAACTTTTCTAAATCACTTTTTTTATTGCACATAACTACCTCACACCATTGCTTGACTGAATCCCACAACGGTATCAATCGCTGATACAAACGCAGGGGATGAATGTAAACGGGCTGAAATTGTCACACCAACTAATGCTAAACAACGGATCGCATTATTTACGCTCTGTTTAATTTCAGCGGAACGGGCATTATTAATATGACCACCTAAAACCGCTTGGCTGGCTAACTTTCCGACCTCTGCCGTTGCATTTAAAATATACGCTGGAAAATTTCCCTCAGTCGCATTATTCAACGGTACAGACGGCTGGCATTGAAGCTGCTCTAATAAACCATCTAACAACGTGGCATCTTCTGTCGCATCCGTAATTTTAACTAAATCACTTGATGTTAATTGGTGCGGCTGTTCTGGGTTTAACTTGTTACGCAACATTTGCGCATTCATGCCGATTGCTTCCGCTATCTGAACAAGGTCACCTTTGTGCGTAATCGCAAAAGCACGGCATGCATTGTCAAAGTGTGATTGTTTGGAAGCTTGATAATCAAACATAGCTTTTACTCATTCTATATTTCACAATACAAACACTGAAATTCACCATTCGTGAAATTCTTACTTACTATTCCAAGCATGCCAATCAATAAAAACGCGGTCATTCTTTTTATCTTTTGGCTTAATTTTTAGTTTTCCAGTACTCACATAAAATCTCGCAGTGCGAATTTTCATGTTTGTGCGTTCACAAAACGACTTTAACGGAACCCAGCGGTTCTCAGCTTGTGAATTTATTGCCTGAATCTTATTCATGAGGCAAAATCTCCTATAACTGTTAATTACTGTTAACTACTGTCAATTGCTGATATGAGAAATATATTTCACGATTCGCGAAATGTCAACTGCGAAAGATGAATTATTTCTCGAATAGAGAAATGGTGAGTTCAATGAGTGAAAAATTTGATTTTATTTCATGCCCTGATAGTGCGGGAGTTCTTGATAGAATCATGGAGGCTTACGGCTTTAGTTCTAAGCTAATGATGGCGGAACATTTCAATATGGGTCCCAGTGGTATATCTGGTCGATACAAGCGAGCAGTATTCCCTGCTGATATGGTAGTACGCTGTATACATGAAACTGGAGCAAACTTAGAATGGCTGACATTTGGAACTGGTAAACCTTTTGATAATTCTAAAGTTGATATCTTAAAACTCAATAATTTCAAACTAGTGAATGGCGAACTCACTCAAGCAAGCAATGTAATGTTTGATAAAGTTATGTTTAAAAGCACATCACCGCTACCCGACGAACCTATAAGTGTTTTAGAAAACAACACTTATTACATTATCGATAAAAAATTTAGCGACATATTTGACGGTAAATGGCTAGTTGATATCGAAGGAAAAATAAGCATTAGAGATTTAACACGAATTCCTATCAAAAAAGTCCGTGTCTCAGGTGTTGGTATTCCCTTTGATTGTGATTTAGAAGACCTCACTGTGTTAGGTCGTGTTGTTACTATTGTTGAAAACCAATAAATAAAATGACAGTAAGAAAAACAGAATCTGGTGAATGGCTTTGTGACATTAGGCCTAATGGCGTTAATGGAAAACGCATCAGAAAAAAATTTGTGACTAAAGGTGAAGCTCTTTCCTATGAAAAATTTATCCTTGGAGAAATGGAGGATAAGCCTTGGCTGGGCGAAAAACAGGATAACAGGCGACTATCAGATTTAATTAACCAATGGCATGACTTATACGGCAGAACCTTAACAGATGTTGACCGTATGATGTCAAAATTAAAGGCTATCTGTGCTGGGCTTGGTGATCCAATTGCATCACAACTAACTGCATCTGATTTTAGCATATACCGTGAAGGTCGTTTGAAAGGTGAAATACCTGATGTTAACGGACGTTGCATGGAAATAAAGCCTGTTACTGTAAATCATGAGCAACGTAATCTATCAGCTGTATTTGGAACACTAAAAAAACTTGGGCATTGGTCTTTACCTAATCCACTTGCAGGCCTACCTACTTTCAAGGTTGATGAAAGTATGGTTACTTTTTTATATAAAGATGAAATCAAGCTCCTACTCAATGCCTTAGCTGAATCTAAAAGTGATAGTGTTTTAATGATAGCTAAAATTTGCCTTTCTACTGGAGCCCGTTGGAGTGAAGCCGAAAATTTAGAAAGCAGCCAAGTTACTCCCTATCGCATTACTTATAAAAACACCAAAAGTAAAAAAGTAAGAACTGTTCCTATTTCAAAAGAACTGTATGACGAAATACCTAAAAAGCGTGGAAAACTATTTACCCCTTGCCGTAAAACATTCGAAAGAACTGTCAATAAAGTAGGAATTGAATTACCAGACGGTCAATGCACTCATGTTCTAAGACATACGTTTGCAAGCCACTTTATGATGAACGGAGGCAATATTTTAGTTTTGAGAGATATTCTTGGTCACTCTGATATCAAAATGACAATGATTTATGCACATTTTGCTCCTAGTCATTTAGAGGATGCCATAACGAAAAACCCTTTAATTGCTCTTGATGAATAATTAGTAATTTCACCTTTCACTTTCTTTGTTCAAGCGCTAACATGATCCACAAAATGTCCACATAGGTTGTTAATAGCTGTCAATCACTGTCAACTACTGACATATAACTATTTGATTATTAATATAACCTATTGTTTTATATACCCCCTAGAGAGAATGTAGAAATTTCGGACGCGGGTTCAACTCCCGCCAGCTCCACCAAATTATCTTCTAAGGACGTCCAAAGAAGACTAAAAAGCCCGCTAACTCAATGAGTTGCGGGCTTTTTTATGTCCTGCGCAGTCTGATGTCACCTAATTAAATCCAATCATCTTAGGCACCTTGATAGGCACCTCGTTAACCTTTATAGTTTTTGAGGTGCCTAAAAACAATGGAACATCAAAAATGGCAAGACAAACCAAACCCTTATCAGCAAAAGAGATCGATGCAGCAAAGCCAAAACAGAGTGATTATGTCCTCTATGATGGCGATGGATTAGAACTATTGGTTAAATCCAATGGCAGCAAGCTGTGGTCATTTCGCTACATTCGCCCTCTCACTAAAAAACGAGCTAAAAAGAGCCTTGGGTCTTACCCTGCCGTCAGTCTTGCTGATGCACGTAGTTACCGCCTTGAAGCAAGAACACTACTCGCTAAGCAGATAGACCCACAAGATCACCATAAAGAGCAAGTCCGTAACAGCTTAGAAGCTAAGGCAAATACCTTTCAACTAGTTGCTGAACGTTGGTGGGAAGTGAAGAAGTCCACCGTAACCGAAGATTATGGTAATGATATCTGGCGTTCACTTGAAAGAGATGTCTTCCCCGCTATTGGTGATATTAGTGTTACCGATATCAAAGCCCATATATTGGTTCAAGCAATACAACCGGTTCAAGCACGAGGTGCATTAGAAACCGTCCGCCGCCTTTGTCAGCGCATTAACGAAGTGATGATCTATGCTCAAAATACTGGCTTAATTGATGCCGTTCCAAGTATCAACATTGGCAAAGCTTTTGAAAAACCCAAGAAAAAGAATATGCCAAGTATTCCTCCTGATCAGCTACCAAAGCTCATGCAGACAATGCGTACAGCTAGTATTAGCCTATCTACTCGATGTCTGTTCATGTGGCAGCTACTCACTATCTCGCGCCCTGCTGAAGCCGCTGAAGCCCGTTGGGATGAAATCAACTTTGATACCAAGGAATGGAAGATACCTGCTGCTAGAATGAAGATGAACCGTGAACATACCGTTCCGTTATCTGAAGCTGCTTTAGCTATTCTAAAGCTAATGAAACCTCTCAGTGGTAATCGTGAGTTTATCTTTCCTAGCCGTATCAAGCCTACCCAACCGATGAACAGCCAAACCGTCAACGCTGCGTTAAAACGCGCTGGATTCGGTGGTGTATTGGTTTCTCATGGCCTACGCTCAATTGCTAGTACCGCACTCAATGAGCAAGGCTTCCCACCCGATGTTATCGAAGCCGCCCTCGCCCACGTTGATAAAAATGAAGTTAGACGCGCTTATAACCGCAGTGATTACTTAGAGCAAAGGCGACCTATGATGCAATGGTGGGCTGATTTTATTGAGGAGGCTGACAGGGGAAGTATTATTGAAGGCGGGATAAGAGGGATATCGCTAGTTGGGTAATTTGTGTGTGCCAGCTAAATTTAGTTGGCACTATAACAGTACGGAGCGATACTCATATCTAGTTGAATTCACAGCTAGAAGTAGATATTAGTTACATCACAACCAATCACACCTACCAGTGCGATCGACAATAGCTATTTTACTCCATCCTTGCTTCTTCAACGCGTCAACTTCCTTTTGGTTTATTTCTCCACTCTTATTTTCGATATAACTCCTTTTCATTGCCAAGCAAAGGAGATGTGAAGGCCGTGTCATAGCAACGTAATGAAGCTTTAATCGCTTTATATCAGAATCAGAAATTTTATTTCTGGGTTTACATTTTATCCATGGAAAAATCATTTTTAAATGATGCGATTTATTGAATGTATCTAATACCAAAGTTGCGGTATGCGTTTCGCCTTTTACAGAATGAATTGAACCTAACTTAATATTCACTTTCCGTCCGTCATTTTCTACAGTATATATATTGTTCCTAGTGCCAATATGGTTTGAAGAAAAATCTTCAGATAGTTGATAACCTAGAAAAGGGTGGTCGCTCTGCGGAGCTACCCCAGATATAGAAGTCACGACATCAATTACAATATCCTTCCATGTGGTACTCCAATCAGCCTCCGAAGGGAAATTTCGGCCAACAGCGAAATAGCTCATAAGGTTGAGGTATTTATCATAATTCGCACGGTCATCCTTTAGCAACTCCAAAATGAATCGATGATTTCTTTGTCTTGGTTTTGGATCGAATAGGGTTGATACCTCTTTAGCAAAGTTAATTATCCCCATAGAAATACGTTCAACTGTAGTGAATGATTCACCTCCAGTTCCATCTGTAGCTAACCTCTCTCCCAACCTATGGCCAGCGTTGACATATTGCAAAAAATTTTTAGGCTTTGGGTCTTTACTCGCGATATCTGGATCATATTTAATGCAGTAATGAGATAAATTGTGGGGTTTGTTTTTTTCAGACCCATCTTTATCTCGGTGTACAGCTCCAACAGCGGTAAAGGTTAATCGATCCAACAATTCTTGTTCTTCATCAAATACTGAAAGCAGGTAAAGCCCATAGGCTTTTAAAACAGCCCCAGTACTATTTTCGTCAATTAGAAATATAGCGTGTGCTACATCTTTTGATGAACCGACCTTTGGCCCTTGGCCGGTCAAACTCATTTTGCCTACCGATAAAGGAGAAGCTAAATTTGCTATTGATTGATCAAAGCGATGGCTATTTGGGAGGTCATACTTAACTTCATTTGATGGAAATTTATCAGTTTTTGCACTGTTAACCTCACCAGCATGATCGAATATTTCTTGATCACTATCCCCGAATCGTACACGGCAAACCGCGCCATCACCTTCTATAAATGCTCTGTGAAGAATGGATGATTGAGCCTCACTGTTATCTTGAACTTCATCAAGGAATACAAGGGGGAAGCGGCCTCGGATATGTTGTTTCATGGAAGGTGAATAATCCATAAGATCATTTGCCCACATAAACATTTCATCATGTGTATGAATACCGAATTTTCGGATAGATTCTCGACAAGAGTCTGACATGTCCTTATATGATTTCGTATCTACACCCAGTACACCTTTTCCCCAACGCACTTGACCAATAGAAAATTGACTGTTAGTAGCCGTTATCACATCTTTAGGTACAAGAACTTTTTCAGCGTTTTCCCTAGTCCAAGGTTTTAATTTATTCCAACGCCAACTATATGCAAACTCTGAATCAATAACTTTTATGGGAAATCCTTTTGATCTCAACCAAGGGAGAGCCATAAATTCATTAACAAACCCATGTATAGTTCCAATGTAATGTGGATATGACAAAAGCGCCCGGCCGACTTCCGTTCCTCCTAGGCGCTTTTCAATTTCTTCTTTAGCCACATTCGTATGCGATAGAATACACATACCTTGACGTCGATAAGGCCAGTTACGTGCAAGTATCGCCAGCTTTGCAACAAGTAAAGTTGTTTTTCCACTACCGGGGCAAGCCGATACATCCAATGTTTCGCTAAGGGATTTAAGTATTCGCTCTCTTGCACCGCCATCTTTTTCTGGTGAAAAGGCATCATCGGGTAAGCCTAATACTTTCACCACCCAAGTAATATCATCATCCGTAATCTTTGGTAGTTCAACTTTCATGAATCTCACCCCCTGAAGCAATATGAAGATTCGATGTAACATAGTCTATTGCATCAACAACATAGCTCGGAAGCTTAGTCCTTAAATCATATGTTTTTTCACGAGTTATCTTGTCCAAGATAATTCCACAAAAATACTGTGCCGCGATGGACTTTGAAGCTTTAGAGCCTGTGACATACATTGCATAGACTTTACTAGCTAAAACTTCATTCATGTCCCAACTCTTCTCTACAGCAAGTTGCTCTGCGTCTTCCTTTAAGGCTGCGTATTTGGTTTGAGCCTTCTCAAATTTTTCCTTATCAGTAATTTCAGAGTAATTCCCCCCCTCATCCCATATCGCTAGTTGAGCTGCAATGTAGACCTCTTCAGCCAAAGCGTTATTGTTTGAAAATGCTAAGTCATATTCTAGTGTCCACTCATCTGCTACAAAGGACTTAACATTCTGCCCATGGGCCTTGCATTTAATCTTTTCCTTATGTTCATTTAATCCCGTTAATTCAAAATCCCTCTTAGCGCGCCACTTTCTCTCTTCTCCACTCCCTAATGTTGGCCAATCACTATCGTCTTTGATGATCTTAATAATATAGGGACCACAGTTTGGCATAACGTCCAAGTCGGTGACACAAGCAACAGGCGTAGGTTGTATTCCATCTTGATCAGGATTTTTTCTCATAAATATTTTAGCGTATCGCCGCAGTCCAACGCCTCCGACATTGATTATAGAAACTCCATGTTCCGTAAAATCTTTCCCAATGCACTTGGCCAATGTAGGCATCAAAATGTTTTCCGCATCGCCCTCTACAATTATGACACCACGGGCGAAAAATAGATTTGCTTTAGTTACATCTAGAAAACGTGAAAGGAATTTATAATCACTTGAATCAAGCTCAGTTTCACCGTCAGCGGTAGAAAAAGCCTTGCCAGCTCGAATAATAACTAAATTATTAAGATCAACCTCTGATGCTAGATTGGGGCTATGGGTAGTGATTATTATTTGTGGTTTGTTTTCTTTATCTTCTTTTGAATTAACTATTTTCTGAAGATACTGAATTAACCTAAGTTGACGCTGTGCATGTACATGAGCCTCTGGCTCCTCTATTAACAGTAATGGAAAATTATCTTGATTATCGGCTAAAAGTATTAATTCGCATGCAATGAAGAGGATGTTATTTGACCCTAGCCCCATTCTCCCAAGTGTATTATCCACATTTAGAGTTAGCTTTTCTAATAGTTGCCTAAGCCTCTGAGAATCAGAGCCATTCTGACTAACTGATATCGAACTTTTTATTGAGTCGCCATGAAGTTGCAGTTCGTCTAAATGACTATTAACTTTGGATTTCCCATTCTCAATATGCGGGTGATGTTCAATCAGCTTATTGAATAAGTCACCCAGTCCTAGTAACCCCAGCTTTTTAATGTCATCGTAACTAAATGAAGATAGGTCAGTACTTGCCGCATCAAACAACAGGCCTACTTCTGCTCCATCGAGCGAATTTAACACCATCGAAAGCCTAGAGTTACGACCAGAGGAAAGCTCTCGTTCAGCATCACGAAGAGGCCTTAGATATGTAGCTGCAAGTAATAAACGGCAGTTGTTATCCAGATTTGGACCTTCACCATTTTTACCCGAGCGAAAGTCTGTGGAGATATATGGCCTACCAGCCCTAATTCCCATGCGCTTTGCAGTGAGCGTAAGGTGTAGGATAGGTTCATCTCCCTGATTAACTCCATAGGTTAAATATTCTGCGAATCCTGATTTATCGCCGGAGGTTAATTTTTTAAATGTGCCTGATATTTTAATTTCACTTGATTCAGAACTACCTTCACTTGACTTGTGAAAGTCATCATCGCTAAATCGAAGCCATTCTTGATCAGTTGTTCCGAGAAGGAATCTCAGTGCATCAATTACTGTTGTCTTGCCAGAATCATTTTCACCGACAAGCGCTGTTAACCCTTCGCGAAATTTAACTGTAATGCCGTCAGGGCCAAATGATCTAAAATTGGTAATGGTTAACTCAGCTAAATACACGATTATTGTCCTTCGTTGTTAATTACTAGGGGTTCGCTTTGGGTCGACTGCTGATTTTTTCTCAGGCTATCAAACAATTTAAAATTATATCCTTTTTGCTCTATATTGACCGTCAGTTTTTAATATGTACTACGCTGCTCGAATATAAGCTAATACAATTGCAGTTAATCACTTACCCAATTCTTGACTACGGCTCTTACTTAGCCTTACCTCATGCCAACATTTATCCACCTGATTAATTGAGTAATATATTTACCTCAAGCAGGGCCAGTTATACCCTGTGAATTAAGTAATTGAATTGAGCAATGAACCGTATATGAAATGTCTTAAGCAACTTTCTATATCCTGTTTATTCAAATCGCTGTTCACGTCCTTCAGCATCCTTACGTTCACGGACTCTTTCATTCTCTATCCAGCGAATCAGTTTTTCATTCACCGACTTTGTAGCTATAGAAATGTCGGTACGCTCATGGGTAATTAGCTGGCTAATTGCATCTGCTCTAGATTGCATTATATTTGCCAGACTACCAGACCAACTAGATGGAGCTGTACGCGCTGCAAAAGCTTCTAAAACAACTTTTGGTTCAGGTGCTAGTTCTAATAATTTGATTGCCACCTCAGACAAGATCGTTGCTGATGTAATCTCATCTTTTACCCAAAGGTATATGCCTGTCGCTACAGCCGCAAATATGCTGCTATCATTTTTGGTACGGCACCACTCAAGCAGTAAATTCATATCTATTTTTTCAAGAGCAGAACCATTCCTATCATCACTACGGATAAAATATAATCGTGACTGTTTTTGCCTATCGGCCCCTTCAAAAACACGACAAAGAAATTCGTCTGGCATCAATGACGCAGTCTTTCCAATAACATTTGCAAATGAGTAAATACAACCGTAGCTATTGTCAATTACCTCAAAAATAGTATTTAACCACTCTAGTTTTTCCGATTCGTTACCATCAAAACGTAAAGCAGCATTAATCACACGCTCCATGTTATAATCGCTCATACCGCCAGAGTCATTATCATTCCTCTTAAGTCGCGATATTCCAGCTTTCAGACCAAGTAATCTAAATTCAGCACCAAGAGTATCGATTGCTTCATCTTCGTCATGTAACCTCATGCTAAGGCCATCTAAAACTATATCATCACCATTTGGTTTACTTAAAAGCCTTGAAGTAAGGTCAAGAATGCACTCTTTTGGTAAATCTCCATATTCTTTCCTCCACAAAATCGGACCATACATGATTGGCCTAATATCTGGATCATCCAAAATTGTCATACAGCGATTCAGATCATTAACTGTAAATTCTCGTTGTGGATGTAGAGCAACTAAAACGTTTCTAAGTTCATTATGTTTTGCGCACTGTTCAAGAAATTCCTGCGCTAGCTCTCTATTTACAGAATCAACTTCGTCAATAAATCCCTTAAAAACTGAGAAATCTTTATTAATTTCGGGATGTTTCTTCAACTCATCAACAAGATTCTGCCAATAGATTTTCTGATCATATGTTCCTTTAGCTAATCCTTTACCAAAAGCTATTCGATATGGCATCCAATCAGCAGAAAATAAATTAGAGCCTAATTCACCAAGCGTATAACTTGAGCAAGCGAACTCTTGGCCTAATAATTGTGCTTTATCAGCAAGGCGTTTTTCTGATTTACTATATTTTTCAGTTGTATCTAGTCTAAAATCATCGTCCAGCGCCCAATAATCCCCACTGCTACTGAATACATACGCCATTATTATTGAAATTAATTCATTTGGTTTTAACTCTTTTTCTAAAGCGGCCAGATTATCTGGTAATGATTCAACTTCTTGATTATTTTGATGTTCAGTATAATCAAAATAGATCACTGAACGAATGGCTATCCAACCTTCTCCCCAAGGAGAGTCATTATGCAATTTACGAGCTACATCGATAAGTATTTCTCTCATCGGTTCTTGAAACCACATTCCTCTAAACTGATTCGCCAGAATTTTTCGAGCACAGTTTTTCAACTCAAGGTCACTTGAAATCCCTAATTGCAATGCAAAATTAATAAAAATATGACGCCACTCAACCAGTTCATCGTAGTTAGGTTCGAATCCAAAATCTCTAGGCTTAGCACCAAATTCATACAACCCAATACCTGACCATAAACCACTATCAAGAGCAGTTAAAAGCATTTTAAGCCCTAAAGATCTACGAGCAATAATATCTGAAATAAGGCATTCATTCATAATCTCAATACGCTGCTCTATAGAAGCATGGGTGCCTGATAAATATGGCTGATAAAATTTTGTCAGCTTTTGTCTAGCGGTATCGTTTTTACTACTTTCTTCTTCATAATCCGCAATTAGAATTAATAGCTTAGCACATCGCTCAAAGTTACTAGCTTCGTAAGCTAATGCTTGCAGAATTTTAATTATAGAAGCTAAACGTAAAACATCGGGAGCAGATTGAAACAGTTCGATTATGGTGGTTCTATTGGAAGTAGTGAGCATTACTTCTTTGAACTGGGAGCTTAAAAGTTCGACTTCTATTCGATCAAGCAATGCAGTAGGTGCCACTGGAGCGATATATTCCAACATCCTTATTTGTGAATCATCTAGCTCTAGAATTTTCCCTAACAGTCCTTCAGGTTGTAACCAACTTTCAACAATCTCGATGGCGACAGGATGGTCATGTAACAACCCTAACCGATGAGCAAATGACATTAATAAACGTTGATTGTTCGATGCTTCAAAGGTTGCCCTAAGCTGTTCGGTGGGGATACTATCAAGTGCTGACGATGCTAATCTGTTCGCAATAGCATGAGGTAAAATAGCTCGCCAATGAGCTCTTTTTTGTACAATATGCCTATCTATTAATTTTTTGACTGTGCGAAATAATTGGTTTTTAGGATACCCAGAAAGAGAGCTCAATACTTCTAATTCACTTTCCCCTACATCGGGATCAGAAATCGAAAATGAATATACTAAAGATAATATTTCCGCTTGCTCCTTTAAATCATCATTCTGGTGATTACGTTGATCGAATAAACGGTTAAACAATTGAGCGTCGGATAGTTGAGCCAAACTTTCACCCTCTTCCACCCTCTCAGCTATTGCCAAAGAGACTCTTGCATTACCATCTGCGAACTTTGCTACCCTACGAGCATTATTCTCGCCTATATTAGGAAAACGACGACGCAGTAATTTTTCAGCGACTTCCGGTCCAACTGTCTCTATGTGAATTACCTCTGTGGTCTGTGGTTTATCATCCCTAATATCGTACTCAATAGTAATGAGTTTTACATTGTCACATGCAGTAGAAACCCTTTTAGCCAAATCTGCATGGAGGTCTGACGGACAATTATCAAGGATCATAATTGAATGTCGGTTTTCAGAAATAAGCCTCTCCAACATGACTGTAGCCGACGGCTCTGGTTTAGCACCAGTATCAACATAAACAGCAATTGTTCTATCAAGAGCATCTGTTCCAACTGTATCTACAGTTTCATCAAAAAGCGCCTGTACGATACGCGTTTTCCCTACCCCAGATAACCCAGTAATACGAATTGCTTTATTAGTTGTTCGTACAAGGTCTCTCATCGGTCCGATTGCATCTTCAATACTAAGATTCTGACCTTTTCCTGATGGCAATGAGATCTTCACACCTTGTGCGAAAATTATCGTATCTACCGCTCCTTGCGGTGGGTTGCTCCATGCCCCATACGGCTGCCAGCCAGAGTATCCTCGACCCAACTTCCTTTTCACCCATAACATCACTGACGGATGTTGGCGCACCCACTGAGTTAATTTAGAACGGTCAAAGAAGCATAAATGCAAATTACTGCCATTAGGATCTCTGCTCGCTGCATCCTGCATGGCTTCAATACGGTCTTTTAACATTGGAGGAGAGCAATCATCAGCTAAGCTGACAATAATGTAACTTCCCCCTTGTGCGGCTAATAAAGAAATCGTTGATGATAATTCACCATCAATAACCATTTCTTTTGTAATAGCAGTCTTCGGCATTGAATGTTTTTTTGATTGAAGGATTGTATTCGGTCTTTCAATAAATCCTGTAGTTAATTGCTCTACAGGAACATTAACATGAACATCAATACCATCATCTGGAGCATTGATTGATCCAGACCAATTTACCCTAGCAGGGCTATGACCATGTGCTGCTACTTCTGCCTCTGAAAGACGAGCGATTAGTTCTTCTAACTGAATATCAGATAGCCCAAGTAATTCATCTTTTTCAATATCAAAAATTGCCATGGCTTAGACTTTTTAACGAAAATATTGGCACTTAAATTGCCGGAAGTGAAACTATTATATCGAGTTGAGCTAATAGTGCATGTATAAGGTATAGAATGAGTAGAACAATCACAGTAAAGACTAATAAATTTATGATCAGCCTAACTGTCGTAACACTATTGGTTCAGAAAAACCAGAAATAAACCAATAGCATATCAACATAACTATCAAAACTGATTTATTTAATCATACTCACTTAGATCTTTTCTTGGCATTTTTCTTTTTATACTTTCTGGTTATAGCTACTTCCTCCATGGCAGCTCTGACATCATCGTAATCTCTAGACCAATTGACAATTTTGTTAGTTAAATCATCATATTTGATCTCTATTTGTGGATATTTATTTTTTACTAATTCAATATACCCCCATAAATCTTCTGTAATTATTTTTGCTGCAACAGTTTTGTTTTTCCATTTTAAAGACTTAGGGTTCGATTCAAGCAACAACTCACATGCTTTTTGTCTTATTTTAGCGTAGCCATCACTCCTAGTTCGGATTCCCTTTTTAGCCGCCTCAGATCGTTGTCTATTCAATCGATTTAAATCTTCACTAAAATAACTATAAACGCCTAATCCAAAGCTCTCGCTTAGCACCTCTAGACTTTGCATTAAACACTCAACAACGACAACTTTATGCTGGAATGGGGTATTTCTTTCATAAAAATTCATCGCTAATTGAAAGTTAACACTTGACCAAAATACACTGTTTAAAAGATAAACATTAACGCCTTTATCTTTATCATTAAATTTAAGATGCAGACTCCTAACTCGTCTGCGATAACTACCTACTGGGTCTTTATTATTTGATATTTTGGCATATAACTCCGCTGCATACTTTTTAACTTCATCATCTTCCCCATTCAACATACCTAAAACTTTTAACGTTGAATCAGCCCGTAAACCCCTCCACCCTCTTTTTTTTATTTCATCATGAAATTGTGCTTGTTTACTTTCAGTAGCCTTACAAACGACACGCATTAAATCAATTAAATCATCCACTTAAAACACCCTCAATATTATTTTTGCTTCCACCATATTTTTCATCCCTAAGCCGCAATAAAATAGCTATTACAAACTTAAACATAACTTAATAAGTAGAGGAAATCACACTATGAATCAATCCAATATCATGATTCTTCGACTACCCACTGTAATCGAACGCATTGGTATCGGTCGTTCCACCATCTATGACTGGATCAACCCAACATCACCAAGGTATGACCCAACGTTTCCTAAACAAAAAAAATTAGGGAAGCAATCTGTTGGTTGGATCGAATCCGAAATCAACGATTGGTTACTTCAACGAGAGTCAACCTAGCTAGTCATTATTTTATCATTAACGATACTAATGTTTTATTGAGAATGTTTATTATTGTGAAGAAGTTAAAGAAGTAAAACCAAAACAGGCCTAAATTATCGAATATTAACTATTCAATAACGTTAAAAATTATTTATACAAAACTTAAGAGAGGATAATTATCATGTCTCAACGGATAACTATTACTGTAAAAAATGAAAACAGTTTAAAACAGATAGATGAGTACTGCTGTAAGCATAAAACTTCACGTTCATCTTTAATAACCAGTATATTAAAGAGTGCTTGCCCATTACTTTCAGAGATAAACCAATACACTCAATTAACTAACGAGCTTGAAAGTAAATTATTTTCCCCTGATAAATCTTCAATGAATTATCAAGGGAAAGCATCTACATTTTCTTTAGCTGAACATCTTTTAGATATATGGCAAACGCACATAATAGAAAAAGGTGTCATTATTGATCAACATGCTTATCCTCATGCATTTAAAAGTCCTAAAGTTGGTCTCAAAGAAAAAATAAGCATTCAAGAAGAACTAGAGCACTATATTAGCGAACCCAATATTAAGAAAGCCATCTTTATTTATACTGATAGGCATGTTCACTATAAGCTACATAAAGCAGGTGGATTATCAAATACAATTTTAATTAAAAATACTGAGTATAAAAATTACGTTTTTGACTTTAATGGGATCATTAACATACCGATGAATGATATTGTTTTTTTTGGCATTGAAGAAGCGATAAAGAAAAGTAAGGTACAGTTAAAACATACCTATGAGGCTTTTATACCGATTTATCACACAAACCATCAGTGCATTCTAATTGGGGTTATTGATAGGAACAATGCCAACAAAAGAATAGACAAAAGCTCAAACACCATAATCATAAACCCATTATAACAGGTCATTAATGCGTTTTTTGATACCTAAGGGAATAAAATGAGCCAATATGCATACATCCGAGTAAGACATGATGACAGTGATGCCTTAGCAAATCTTGAGCAATACACACAGGAAATTGTCACGTTTTGCCCTGATGTTAAGGATAATATCATCATTGAACGTCAACCATTGCTTGATGTGAAACTTCCTCCACCACAACTTATGGAGCATATTGACCATATTTTAACACCAGAAGACACTTTAATAACAAGGAGTCTCTATGATATAGGAAATAATACTCAGCAGGCTGCACAGATTTTATCTCGATGCCACGAACTTGGTATGGCTGTTATCATCCTTAATCAGTCTATCACGAATATATTTGAACAGAAGTTTTTCTTGCTAGACGTGCTGAATCTATTAAATGATTTAGAAGAAAGCTATGAAGCACTAAAACTAAGCAGGCGACATTACATTTCGTTATCCCAAAATAAGTCATTAGGTCGACCAGCAGGAAGTAAGTATAAGGATTATATTTACGAGCTAAGGTGCAAGGGATATAAACAACGCGAGATAGCAAATAAACTTAACATTAGTCTTTCAACTATAAAGCGCCACTGGAATAAAGATATTTTCGAATAGGACTAACTCCAGAGTCATTAATTAATAGAAAATGCAGTTACAGTGCGACTCTAAATATAGTTTTCGTGTTGGATAGGTATTATATATACCATCTATCATAGCTAGCAAACAATAAAGACTATAGGGGAAACTTATTATATAAAAACACCAAGGAGATGACATCCGATTTAATAAAAACTATTTTAAATCTTATTAACCAAATCATGAAAAAGGGATAACACAGATCCTTTGCTTTATCCCTATATTACTTTAATCATATTAAAGGGTAAGTTAATATTGCCCTAGGAAATACTCATGTCTAAAAATGAATATAATGAATTTTATCTAGAATGCATTTCTGATACATTGAACTATGCTTTAAAGGAATACCCTCGTATCACGGTAATACGAGTTGACCTTCACTTTCCGCCTATTATCGATAATGGAGATATGCCGACATGTTTCCCTTATTTAGAAGGAAGTCCTATATCCCGATTTACTGATTCCTTAAAGGCTAAACTTAAGCACGATCAACACCGTAAAAAGCTTCAAGGTAAACGTACTTTTGAAAACAACATGCGTTATATGTGGGTAAAAGAAATTGCAACCGCGACACTCCCTCACTACCATGTATTTTTAGTCTTCAATAAAGACGCATACTACCATTTAGGGGACTACAATTTGTTCGAGCCTAGTTTACGGACCATGATCACCACAGCTTGGTACAATGCATTACAGCTCGAATTTGATCCTTCTTTTGATACAGGCACATTAGTACACTACCCGGAAAACTGCCGATATTGCTTAAATAAACTTTCAGCATCATTTTCTGAGGATTACCAATTAGTCATGAAACGTTTAAGTTATTTAGCAAAAGAATACTCCAAGCAGTACAGCCCTGTGCGTCGTAGTTTAGGGCGTAGCCAGTATTGATATTTGTGGTGGCCTTAAGGCCACCTATACAATAATCGATATTAGTAGCTACTCATACGGTGGAGCTAATACCTCACGATTACCATGGTGGTCTTGTTCACTAACTATGCCTTGTAATTCTAGCTGCTCTACAATCATTGCGGCTCTATTGTAACCGATTCGGAACTGCCGCTGGATCCCTGAAATAGAAACGCGCTGTTTTTCTACAACATACTCAGTTGCTTGGTCAAATAATGGGTCAAGTTCTTCCTCTACCACATCTCCATTCTGGGCATCCCCATAAAAATTAAGATAACTCGCGCTTCCCCATCGTTTACAATAATCGACTGTATCCCTGATATCTGAATCACTCACATAAGTACCTTGGATCCTAGTCGGTTCAGATAAACTCGGTGATGCGAATAGCATATCACCCAAACCAAATAGTGATTCGGCACCATACTGATCAAGGATTAAATTAGAATCAGCCCTAGACGACACAGAAAGAGCAATACGCGTAGGAATATTGGTTCGAAGCTGTGAACCGATACTGGTGGATAAAGGGCTGCGAGTCGTTAGAATTAGATGAATACCAACCGCGTGACCTTGCTGGCTCAATAGAACTAACATTTCCCCTATTTGTTTATACTCGCCAATAAGTTGAACGTAATCATCAACACAAACAACAATTTCAGGCTCACTGTCTAAATAAGGATGATCGCTATAATTTTCATTAGGGCGCCAGAAAGGATCAGGTATAGGCCTACCTAACTCTTTCGCACTTGATATTACCTTATTGTATCCACTCAAATTACGTTGATTTAATGCTCCAAATAATTTTTGTCTACGCTTTAACTCATTAACCAAAAACGTTAATGCCTTTATTGATTCAACGAAATCAGAAGCGGAAGGAAATAATAAGTGGGGTATATCGTTGTATAAACTGAGTTCAAGCTGGCTTGTGTCAAACATCACAAAGCGAACTTTATCCGGTGAGTTTCTGTATAAAATGCTCATTACCAGAGAATGCATTAACATTGACTTGCCTGAGCGGGTCACGCCAGCAATAAGTAAATGTGGCATTTGAGCTAGATCCCAACCAACTGGCTCCCCTATAATATCTTCTCCTAACATGACGGAAAGGGAAGATAATCTATTGTTTCCGCTCCATAAATTAAAGCAGTCAACAAAAGGTACTACTCGACGATATGTGTTAGTGACTCGCAATCCGATATAAGGCGTACCTGCAATAAAATCAATAATTTTTATATCAACGGCGCTCAGGGAACGACACAATTCTGGCACTACCGCTGTCACTTGAGAGGCTTTTATCCCTCTGCCCAGTTCGATTTTAAAGAGTGCAAATGTTGCGCCTTCGTCATAACCGACAACCTCACCTCTTATTTGGTATTGCAGAAAGCAAGATTCAATAGCACAGGCCATAGCTTCTAGCTCTTGAGGTGACCAACAAAGCTCAGAGGTATGAATAAACGGTTGTGCCATAAAGTCCTCCCATCAAGGCGTGTTAGTTCAGTAAATTAGGGTCACCAACTATATTTCAACTATTACCCACCACACCAATTGATACTTCTTAAAATTATCAGCTTGCTTTCATATACTTAATCATTTGCCACTGGAAGGAAACTGTTTTGATGTCATAAATCATATCCGCCATTTATTGAGCGAAACCATCGAACTCTTCCGCCATTGAGCACATCTTTCTCTTTGCATTGGTTAGTGTTGGTTATTTTTACGCTAACTGCTGATAATATATACAAAATAGGTTTGGATAAGATTATCGCATAAAATCAGGTTGGTTTGGGCGACAAGAGTTAAAATTATATCAAACTATATCGCCCAATTCTTATTGCTTAGAGTTAGGAGGAGAAAACTGATAATCAGCAACGTATGCACCAATAGGCCCTGTTTTTGCTGTAACCCATACGGTTCCTGTATTTGTCTGAGTTTTCGATTTTGGATTGCTGATACACAGTAATTTCCACCGCTCTGTATAAGTTTCTTTTATCCATATGCCGTGGTCACATCGACTAAATCGGCTAGTGGTAGGTCCCGGTGATGTGATTTCATACTCTGTTTGATAGCGAATGGTTTTGTTTGTTAGTAAATACGTCAGCACATCAAACACAGGAACGATTAACATAAAACCAGCGAACCCAGACCATAGAAAATTTTTAAATGCGCTTTTTAACGGACAACGTAAAATGCTCCAAGTTCCACCAATTACACTTACAATAGCAGCAAACGCAATAGAAATAGTCCATTGAGGAAACCATTCAAACATAACTGTTCTATGGCCTAATATTATTGACCAATACATGAACGCTATCCAAATGACAACAAGAACAACGCCCCAGTAAACAGAAATTATTTTGCTCTTGTTGCCCCGACTGTATGATTTGAATTGGTATTCCATGTAAACCTTGCATCGCTAAAAAATGCGCCTTCATCGAAGCACTGATTCATTATGTATTTAAATCAAACTAATTATATCTATCACGATACTGCTGCTGAGTAGACTCAATATATAAAAAAATATTTAATTTCAATTTGTTAAATCACACACTGCTTATATATCTCAAAATTTTTTATAATTCGTTGGTAAACAACACGCTCTTTTTCTCCAAAGTATGCAGGGTGGCAAGACTTGATAAAATATATTCCTTCCGACCAAAACAGTTCGTCACTAATTTTCTCCATCGAGCAAAAAATGTGATTTTTAACCACACTAAATGTCCCACCACATATAACAATATTGGGTTTCAGTAACTCTATTTGTTGTTTAATTTCAGTTTTATGACTCTTAACAAACTCACTAAGCTTTTTATCAGATGTTCTATTTTTCCCTGACGACTTCATAATGTTAATGTATGCTATTTTTTCAAACGCCAACCTTTCAAGTCTTTTCTTTCTTGCATTTTCATAGGTTATGTTTTCACCATAATTTAATATGCCTTGTGACCACAAACCAACACGACGAAGAACTGAAGAACGCCCATGGGACCATTTCGACTTTTTATTATCCAACGAGTTTAAGATCCTTTCTCTGATATCGATGTTTTCTTTTGTTCCATTTGTTTCTTTCAGTAAAAAAAGAAGTCTCAGCGATGATGAAAAGTAGCTCGGTGTTAGTGGCCCATCAAGATTAAAATTACCCCCGAAATTATTTTTCCATTCAGTCAAAAATAAATCATGGCTCTTCAAATTAAATCTCTCCTGATTAGGACTGCGTATAAATTCAATGAAGTTTTAACAGTGAAATTATCACACAAATAGTTAAGATGAGATACCTCACATTTAAACAGGTTATTTCAAATAATCTCAGATATATATTATCTCCTTGAATAACTATCATTCTCTTTTATTTCAAGGAGTAATATGCCTCAGCACTCTCACTTCAAACCGCTCCTATTAGCACTACCTTATTCATTCCAAACCTCTTTTTTCACCCAACTCAACCACCTAATCAACTACTCTCCAACTATCGGCCTGATGGGTAAAACAGGTGCTGGAAAATCCAGTCTCATCAACGCCCTATTCCAATCCTCACTATCGCCTGTAAGTGATGTCTCCGGCTGCACACGCCAAGCGCAACGCTTCAGTATGAAGGTGAACAACCATACACTCACATTTATTGATTTACCCGGCGTAGGGGAAAGCCTTGAGAGAGATAGAGAATACCACCAGCTCTACCGTAACTTATTGCCAGAACTGGATTTAATTATCTGGGTACTCAAAGCCGATGATAGGGCATGGTCTTCTGATGAACAGTGTTATCGCTTTCTCACTGAGCAATACGGTTATCAACCTGAACATTTTCTATTCGTGCTAAACCAAGCCGACAAGATAGAGCCCTGCCGTCAATGGGATGAACACAACCACCAGCCATCTCCTGAACAAGCGGTTAACTTGGAATTAAAGCAACAAGCCGTGATAACAGCATTTAAGCCACATCACCCTGTGATGACGGTTTCTGCGGTCGAAAACTATCAACTCACTGAATTAGCAGAGCAATTAATACAGGCGTTACCAGCGAAAGCCAGTAGCGGTGTGGCTAGGCAACTGAATAACACTTATCGGACACAATCCGTAGAAACTTCGGCACGTAACGATTTTGGGCAATGTATCAGTGATATTGTGGATACCTTAATCGATATCATTCCCTTGCCACCACTGATAAAATATACGATCAACACTGTTAAAAATAGCATCGTCTCCGCCGCTAAGTCCCTGTGGAGTTTTTTCTTTTAACTTCTTAAATTAACACAATATTGATGACATCAAGCGCCAGTCCTTAACGGGATTGGCGCTTTTTTATTTCTTTTTATTGGAGTATCAACTGATGAACCATTCAACTGAATCTACTATCACAATGGAATTAGTCCCTGATGAACAACGCCTTGATTTTTGGTTCAACCATTTTGGTGCAGTGAAAGGCTGGGCCACCTTTGAAGTGGTGATCTTTACCACGATGGGCCAATTCTGCGATGAGTATCATGGCGGTTACTGGGAGTACGGCTCGCTTAATAATGGCGGTGCCTTTATCTACCCCGATATCAACGCAGACACCTTAACCCTATTCAACATGCACAACGGCAATGAAGCCACCGTGAGCCAAGAGGCGGCAGGCATTGCGGTGTGTCTGATCCTGTACAGCATCTGGTCATTCCAAACCAAAAGTGAATTGATGTGCGACCGCTTTTATCAGCTGCGTGAATATGCCCTACAACATCCCGAATCTGCTGCCATTTTCCACTTAATTGATTAATCAGGAGTCTATCATGAGTTTATTAGCTTCACGTTTTGGCTCTGCTAACAGTATTCGTCGTGACCGTCCACTCACCATAGAAGAGTTATTTCGTACTGTACCGAGCGTTTTCTCAGAAGAAAAACACGATTCACGTAGTGAGCGTTATACTTACATTCCAACCATTACCTTGTTAGATAGCCTGCAAAAAGAAGGCTTCTATCCGTTCTTTGCCTGCCAAACTCGGGTGCGTGATATCAGCCGTCGAGGGCACACCAAGCATATGTTGAGGTTGCGTCGTCATGACCAAATCACGGGCGTACAAGTCCCTGAAATTATTTTGCTCAATAGCCATGATGGCTCAAGCAGCTATCAGATGTTGCCGGGGCTCTTTAGAGCCGTATGCTCCAACGGTTTGGTGTGCGGTGACGTATTAGGGGAAGTGCGTGTCCCCCATAAAGGGGATGTGGTGGGGAAAGTGATTGAAGGAGCCTATGAGGTACTCGATACGTTTGAGCAGGTCGCTGAAAAACGCGAAAGTATGCAGTCGTTATTGTTACCTCCACCCGCCCAGCACGCCTTTGCTGAAGCAGCTTTGGCCTACCGCTTTGGTGATGAATTTCAGCCCGTCACGCGAGAGCAAATTCTACAGCCTCGACGTTTTGAAGATAAGAAAGAAGACCTTTGGACGGTGTACCAACGTTTACAAGAAAATCTGATTAAAGGGGGATTATCAGGCAAAACTGCAAAAGGTAAACGTGCTCGCACTCGCTCGGTGAATGGGATTGATGGCGATATCAAACTCAATAAAGCCCTGTGGGTGATGGCGGATACCTTATTTAACCAACTCGCCCCTTGCCAGCCCAACTAATTTTCCCGCCCTGACAGGTTGTGTCGTTACACCTCACTTTCCTATCGTTTAAATAAACAGCATGACGTTATTTATCAATGAATTACTTATAGTCATTTTTCACTAAAAAGCCCAATGAGAATTTTTCCCAACAGACATAACCTGTCAATCCCCTAAGTTAAACTCCCTTATCCCTATCATTTCTAACTGTCTGTTATTGAGAGCAATACGTTATGTTTCAGACCAACCGAAAATATGACCGCATGGCTGTGCGACTCTCTGCGCTGATTGCCCGCTTAATGGCAGGAGAAAGCCTTGTGCTCTCGCATTTAGTCCAAGAGTTCAATGTTTCTGAACGCACGTTACAACGGGATTTACGTGAACGCTTGGCTTATCTGGGGGTAGAAGGTCGGCAAGGTTGCTATCGCTTGCCCATCAATACACTAAAAGCTTATCGAGACAAAGATGTTCTTACCTTTGTGAAACAGATTGGGATGACTCGGTTGTTTCCGGGGCTAGATAGCCGCTTACTCGGGTTACTGTTAACCCAGCAGCCCCATGCGCCTTGTTTGATTTGGCATCATGCCCATAAGATTTCGGCTTTGCATGCCGACCATTTCTATCAATTGGTGTATGCCATTACCAGTAAGCAATCTATTAGCTTACTTACGCCTGAACGTCGTTTTAATCCACTACAACCGTATCAACTGATTTACCGTGAAGGTCAGTGGTATTTACTGGCTGAATATCACCAGCAAGTGCATGTTTTGCTGTTAGAGGATATCCAGCAAGTTCAACCGCTCAATACCCCTTTCACACCGAAAAATGAAGTGATGCAGCTGCCACAACAAAACAGCTTTATCGCAGCCTTACCGCATTTCCGATTGATATCACAAGTACTTACCTCTCTTCCATCACACAAAGAAAGGAGCCGACCATGACGTTATTAACCCCACTAGCATCGCATCCAACCCATTGCCCTCATTGTTCTTCTGAGCAAGACATTATTGCATGGGGCTCGGGCTGGATGTGCCGCGACTGTGGTCACGAGTGGGTCATGCCTATTCATAATCACCCTCATACCGTGAATTCATTATCACATAAGGAAGTTTAAAAATATGAACACCGTTCCACACTTACAACTGGGTTTAGAACGCATTGCTATCGTTATCAGTATTTTGTTATGCCTTTGGATCACTGGCGTATTGTTAACACATTTCCAGCTTATCGCCCTCATCATGAACCCGTATGGGATCACATTGATGTACTTCGTTTTATATCTCTTGGCTTTGGTTACCCCACAACTCTTGGCGCAACTAGGCTTATGGGTTTTGAGTGCCTTTAAGGGGATTGATTATAAAATCCATTTCAACCCCAAATTAATTGCCATTATCTCTACCAGCATTATCGGATTAGCCCTCTCTAGCCTACTGATTATCATGTCATCCAGTTGGCTATACGGTTTTACTGAAAATATCGCCACCACGATATTGCTGGTTGATTTGCTTATCGCCAGTGGTATTACCTTTTATCTTCATCGACGAATTCGTCACTGGCTTTCAGTGCGGCTAAATCGTCAACCATCACATTAACCATGATCAGCAATTTTGTTGTGAATGTCTTATTCACCAGATAACCACCGAATACGCCATATCAGGGAAAACCAAGCACCCATTAGACGGTGTTCATCAAGCGTCAATCTGACGTTTCTATTTATGTTGATAGGAATTTATAATGAAAAGATATGCAGTTGTAACTGTATTGGCCTCACTGTGGTTGATGACATCCCCCGCCTCTGCCACCAGCCAGCCCCCTAAAAATACCATTTGGGAATATAAAGGTGATGGCGGTAAAACCTTATGGCAAGTGTGTGGAAGCCAGAATAGTACTTGTAGGATTGTGGGCTCAACCAAGCATTATGTTGCTGTACTGAATCATAAATCTGCGTCAGGTTGCGCATTTGGTGATTTTTATATCGTGGCAAGAACTGACGGAAACTGGCAACAACGCGATACAGGGACTTGTAGCCCTAATGCCTACGTCCAAAAAGGAACCATTAATAATGGTCAGTACTCTTCGGTCGATATTGGTGTTGGCGGGACGATTGTGGCCCGTTACCCCATTGGGTATTGGAGTATGCAAAAAGAGTTCTCAGGCAAGAACCGACCGCGCTGGAAAGAAAAAGACCGTACTAAAGGCGGATTGCAAACCAACCAACAATAAAAAACATTCTCGCTACCGTTACTTGTGGTAGCGAGGACGATACAAGATAACAAAAGGAAATATAATGAATAAGATAAAAAGTGTATTTGCGATAGGATTATTGGCATTCAGTGCATTTAGCTTGGCTGAAGAACAACAGCGTTATGCAAGCATCACACATACTAGCTCAAATTTTATTAACCAAGGTTACTGTGGTTATTCATTTACTCTCGATAATGGCGGTAACCATATGGTTCTAGACCATGCGGAGTTTGGTGCGCTTGAGATAACCTTGAGAATGAGAGATAGGCAAGGAAAAGTATTAGGGGATACGGTACTGGAAGTGGAACCTTTTGGCGATTCTAGCGCCACTCGTGCCACCTTTGCTGGATTAGAAATACCTTGTGAGGATGTCGCTGAGTTTGAGGTGGTTAAAGCAGTGGAAGATCAAAATGGTCGTAAGGTTGAATTGCCGCTATCGATCTTTGAGGCTAGTAACCCAGAGTTAGCTAAGATGTCGGTCGCCGGAAAAAAGTAGTATTCCTATCGTAATATATCTAAATAAAATCAATATTCTAAAATAGATACTACTGTTCAACTTTGCAGTAGTATCTTTCGATAAAATCTAGTTTATTAGTCGATTTGGCTTATTTACCTAACAAATCACCAGCTTGAATTCAACAGCCTTCAAAATTTTCAATGTATTATGTAGAATTAATTTAAATGTTTTAAATAGAGAATTGTAATGAAAAACAAAATTTTAATAGTCACGAGCAGTTATGATCGTACATGTGATTATATAATTAATCGTTATAGAAATATAAATTTTTTCCGTTTAAATACAGATTACTTTTCAACTTACAAAGTTAGTTATGATTTATCTGGGTTTAAAATTACAAATAGTCTAGGTGAAGAAATCAGCACTACTAGCTGTAAATCAATTTATTATAGAAAACCAGCATCAGAAAATCTTACTGGCATCATTGATTCTAAATATCATACATTTAGTCTCAAAGAAAGTCATTCACTTATTGATGGTATAGTTGAAAGCTTTTCAGGTCCTTGCCTATCAAAACCATCTATTATGCGCAGAGCTGATAATAAAATATTACAAATAAAAATTGCTCAGCAAGTAGGCTTCTTGATTCCAAAATTAACTATTACCAATAACAAATCAGAGATTAATAAACTAGAAAAAAATAACACCATTGTTAAACCAATATCTATTGGCTCTATTTTAAACAACAATGAAAAAGAATATGTACAGACTAATAAATACAATCCAAACATCAATGATGATGGGTTAAAGTATTCTCCCGCATATTTCCAAGAATATATAAAAAAAGATTATGAAGTTAGAGCCACATTTATTTCAAAACAGGATTTCACGGTAAAAATAATTTCTAAAAACCAAGTTGACTGGCGTAAAATAAATAATGAATTAAAATATGAATTAATCAATATCCCAAAGGATATCTACAAAAAATGCTTGGATTTCATGTCTCAAAACAGCATTGATTTTGGCTGTTTTGACTTCATCGTTAGTGATGGTGACTGGTACTTTCTTGAAATGAATGCAAATGGACAATGGGCATGGTTAGAATTTGAAATTGGTTGTGATATATCTAAAGCTATAGTGGAGTATTTAAATCATGATTAGCACTATTACTTTTGTTCTAAAACTATTAAATACCTTACCAATATTCCATATATCAAATGATGATAATTTTGGAACTTATAATAACTTTAGTACCGCTAGACTATCTTTATTTTCAATACCTCTAGGGACAAATATAATTTATGTAATTTCACTGAATAGAGTTAATAATAAATTTAATTTTTTAAAGTGTATTTCTTTTGATGAATTACAAAGCCGAGTTGAACCAAGTGAGGTTGAGGAAAAAGTAAAAAGCTATGAATTATACTTGAGAACATCTACTAACCTACAACAAATTCAACAAGAAGAATTTCTAAAAATCAGGATAGCAGAAAGCATTGGCTCTCTTTACTCCTTACATAATAAAGTTTCATTTTATTCTACCATCGGATTAGCTTTATTCGGTTTCCTAGGTTTTTTACTTACAGAAATCGTGAACTTTAAAACCTTTTTTATATAAAATTATCGCCCTATTTTTTATGGGGTTTATCTCTAGTTTATGCAACAAATTTGACATTATTCATTAAAAAAGCAATTGCTGTTAGCTCCTTCTATAAATCGAGTTTTGGTGATTTGAAAAAAAACTCAAAAGAAACAGCTTTATCTACAGCTTTTTATAGAGATTGGTATGATATAAAAGATGCCGTTCGATATTACGCTAGTTTGGTGAAAAATATAGAAAAATACCTGTACCGTCTTATAGGCGCATGTATTCTAACTTGGCTAAGTATTTTTATATTAAGCAACTTTTTTTCTTACACATATGATTATTATATAGTGTATTTACAGACTCATTTTTCCACTTTTATATCATAATGAACGGAGCTGCACCAAATGAAACCATATATCATGAATTACAGTGAAACACTGACCATAAAGCAATCAAATATCATGCATCAAATTGATTCTACTAGAAAAACATTTACTATTGAGCCAGATGACCATGATGAAATCCTAGGATTGTCGACAACACTTACAGAAACTATTGAAAATAGCGATCGTGACGAAATTGGCACATATTCAACGTTACATACTAATATTGTAGAAAACTCAGACCATGATGAAATTTACTATATGAGTACAATTGAAACAGCTGTAATAGAAAACTCCGATAACGATGAACTCAATTTATTTACTACTGTTGAAACTCGTGAATTAGAAACATCTGATACCGACCATATATCTTATTTCTTATCCGATACAACAATCATTACCAAAGTGCTTGAGCAATCAGATAACGATGAATAATTGTTAAAATGAGCCTTAGATGCTGCGCCCTTCCCTAGTTATTCGGTCGGGCAATCATTTATTTTAGATACTTAATTTTACCTCTTTCTACTCTTACTAATACTGTTCGCCTTATCTTTAGCATTGACATAAGTACGATTGTGCTAACATTAAGTACTGGAGTTCAATAGCTTTAATCTATAAGTAAAATCCAAACTGTTTTTATAAAGTATAAAAAATGCGTAATATTTTATACACATTACATAGCAAAGTAGCAATTTTTTCACTAAATGATAAAATACCAAACTACGATGAATAAATATCTCATTAACTTCGATGCATAAAAAACAATCAAAATTTTTTTAGGCACCTTATTAGGCACTTTTGAAAAGTTGAATTGAACATTAGCACTATAAAATCATTTAGTTAAGCGACGAATTCAGACTCCGCCAGCCCACCAAATTTGGTGGGTCAGTGATAGGACAACAGGTTTAAAAACAGGAAGTTAGCAAAATCAGTTGGACTAGACACTGGCAACATTAAGACTAGAAAGTGCACGTGAAATGCACGCGCATTTGAAAGTTACAAAAACCCCGAGGGTCACTCCTTGGGGTTTTCTTTTTGTAAAAAAGTGAAATTAGATATTTCATTTCACCTGAACGCCAATATATATTTTGAAAAAGATGATAAACCACCAAGCAAGTAGCTTTTTGCTGTTAGATGGCTTCACTATTTGATAGTATGAATACCTAGAACTTACTTGATAAATCAGTAATAATTTTGCTTTAAGCTTATAAATTTTACTTTATCAAAAGTAATAAAATATAAACTGGGATTTACATGAAAAAGTCTATATCTATAGTAACTGCTTTTTTTGATATTGGTAAGGCTAGTTGGAATGCACAAAATGGCAAAGAAAATAGACTAGCTAGAACCGCTGATACGTACTTTGATTATTTTAATAAGCTAGCTCAACTAGAAAATGAAATCATTGTTTTTACTTCACGTGAGCATGAAAAGCGAATATTAGAGCTACGGGAAGGAAGACCAACTAAAGTTATCACGCTTGATTTATTTAGTAAATTCAAACATACATTGAGTAAAATATCATCCATTCAGTTAAGTGAAGAATATAAAAATAAAATAAGACCACAAGAAGCGATAAATCCAGAGTGTTGGTCTGAAAAATATGTCCTTGTAACTAATCTTAAATATTATTTTGTCCATAAAGCAATTGAATCTGGTCTAGTATCTAATGAGCTCGTCGCTTGGGTCGATTTCGGCTATTGTAGAAAGAATAAGACAACTTACGGAATAAAAAATTGGTATCACCCTTTTGATGAAAATAAAATTCATTTATTTACTATCAGAGACGACTTTAAAATTGAGCCACTAGATATCGTCGTTGGCAGAGCGCTAAGGAATGAAGTGTTTATTGCAGGTTCACCGATTGTTGGCTCCCAAAACCTTTGGCGTCGCTTTTATCTCATCACATCAGAAATACAGCGGAGATATTTGAAAAGCGGCATTGTTGATGATGACCAAGGCACTCTTTTAATCGCAGCTACTGAAAACCCCGAATTAGTCGATTTACATTTTTTGGGTAAAATGAAATGGTTTTATGCCCTGAGATTATTTCATAAAGGATCTTCTATAAATTACCTAACAAGGTTCAAGTTACTATTAGGAATTGCCAAGTAGTTGGAAATAGAGGTTTATTCTATTAAAAGTACCCCACCATTTTTTTAGAGTTAACTCACAATAGTATTTTAAAAGGTCAGACACTTAAAAGTATAAAAGTATAAAAGTATAAAAGTATTCTGACCTTATCAATTCATAAACAGACGTAGATTATCAGCCTCGTAATGTAATATGTAACTATTTGCTTATGATTGGTACGCCTTATTTAAACAAGTAAATTTTGCCAAGGCCCCAATATCTCATCTCATTTACTGTTAACGTTTTCCCTCCGTTAGATAATCGACCCATAGCTCCACGAGAACCATTACCTCCATCAATAGCAAAGGGTATGCCATCAATTGGCGCAACTCCCGTCCAAAGAGCACTACCATCCCTAGTACTTTGGATTCCAATTATAAATCCAGTAACTGATTCAGGTAATGTATGAGAAGAATCCCCTGCCCCCTTACCATCATATATTTGAACCATTGATAATTTTTTATATGATGGCAGCGTATTAATTTTATTATCAATTTCTTTTCTGTTGTACGTTTCAGATTTAGTATAACTATCACCTTTAACGGCATAATTCCCTGCTGGGGCATAATTACCAGCAGGCTGATAGCTTCCTTTTGGCTGATACCGTGTATCCCCTTCGGCCTTCGTATAGCTTTCACCTTTAAGTGCGTAATTACCTGCGGGAGCATAGCTGCCTTTCGGTTGGTACTTGGTATCAGACTCTGCTTTAGAATAGCTGTAACCTGCCGCTTGATAACTACCTTTAGGTTGATATTTACCATCGGATTCCGCCTTGGAGTAACTATCCCCTTTTAAGGCGTAATCTCCTGAGGGCTGATAACTGCCTTTTGGCTGATATCGTGTATCCCCTTCGGCCTTCGTATAGCTCTCGCCTTTAAGTGCATAGTTGCCTGCGGGGGCATAATTACCTTTGGGTTGGTAATTGGTATCAGACTCCGCTTTTGAATAGCTATAGCCCGCCGCTTGATAACTGCCTTTGGGTTGATACCTGCCATCAGATTCTGCCTTCGTATAGGCATCCCCTTTTAAGGCATAATCCCCTGATGGCTGATAACTGCCTTTTGGCTGATATCGTGTATCCCCTTCGGCTTTCGTGTAACTTTCACCTTTAAGTGCGTAGTTACCTGCGGGGGCATAGTTACCTTTGGGTTGATAATTGGTGTCAGATTCTGCTTTAGAGTAGCTGTAACCAGCAGGCTGATAGTTGCCTAATGGCTGGAAACGCTTGTCAGACTCCGTTTTGGTATACACATTGATATCACCGGCACTTAAATCGGCTTTCAGTTCCTGCCATGCTGTACCAGCGACAGGCTCAACATTGTTATTTTCAATCTTCGACTGCCACGTTTTGTTTTTATGATAAACAATAGCGCGGATTGGGTATGGCTTGCCTTCTGCTGCCCACTTAGGGAAACCAAAGCTTTGTAATTCCCCTACTGCTTCGGTGATATCGTGAAATATCCCGTTCATCTTTTCACGTTCAATATCTTTGGCGGCCGGATCAGTTTGTTGGTCACGCTCATAATCGTAACTATAGCCTTGCGTGTAAGAAACTGCGCCATCGGCTTGCACATCATCGGGAATAGAAGTCCTGTCCCCTTGTGTTGCAAAGGGGATTTTAAAGATTTTTGTCATGAGTTTTAGGCTCCGAAATTACTGCTAAGGAAGTTTTTACGATGTTGGCCGTGACCGAAAGCTTTCTTCGTCACGATACGGTATTTGACACCCACACCCGATGGGCGAGGCATAAGATCAAAGTTTTCAAGAAGAACCCGTAAACGTTCGTCTGGGTTGAAATTAAACACGTAATACAGATAGGTCATATCGAGCGGATCAAGCACGAATACTTTGCTGTCCGCTTGCCAAAAGAAGCGTTTAAGAAATTCGTTAATATTGGTGACCGTTGGGCTTTGCGTGAGGTTAAAATAACGCATACGCACGATGAGGCGCTTTTGGTCGACCGTCAGCGATAAGGTGTAATCAGCATTACGCCGAAAGTTACCTTTGAAATTGGCATTCTTTTTACCAAAACCAAAGCCGATTTTCGTTTTATCGCTCGGGGGGACATCAATCCCCAACGGCACATCGAGTATGCGCGCCCAAATATTTAACCCAAATTCGCTCGCAGTATCGATATTAAATACATCACGGTACCAATCACGCCAAAACTGGATAGTGGATTGTTCAAAATAGTCCGCTTTGTATTTGGCTAACGCCTTAAGGTTTGCCGCATCTTCATATTGCCAAAGGATCGCCTTTAATAAATCAGAGTGAAAATCAAATGATTGAATTTTTCTCATACCAGCACCACCTGTACCGCACTGCGTTTGAGCCTTGCCACCTCATTCATTTTGATTTCATAGTTATTTGATGACCAGGCTTTACCATCCGTTGAAAGTTCGACACGTGTAATAAACAACCGAGGCTCGACAGCATTGATACCGGCTGATATTTCGAAAGGTGATACATCACGCCCCACCACTAAACCGCCCTCACCATCGATATCCCCATTTGCCCATGACTCAACCGCGGCGGGAATAATGGTTTGTGCATCGACGGTGGCTTTTTTCACTGTTACTCGGCAGAACAACACAATTTCTTTCGCCCTATCGAATTTAACGGGATAAATTTGGCCGCTGATAGTTTCCAATACTTCAACTTCTTCACTGCCGTTAAAAGCCGCACCCAGCGTTTTTGTACGCAGTAGCGAACGAGCAATTGCCTCTTTATCGCCCCCTTCAACACACACATAAATACTATGAGGCACTAACGTGATCCCATCAAACATCATCGGTTGGTCCGTGTAGTTTTCTCGATACGCCAACGAACGTACCCCTTCCAATTCATACAATGCAGAGGTAATCGCCTCCCCCACACTGACGGTGTTTTTGGCTAACGTCTGCTTACGTCGTCGCCTTGATTGTAAGTCTGATTCAGCATCTCGCCCCAACACCGCATTGCTGGGGTTATGAACGGTTTCCCAACCTAATACCGAACTGGCCACTTTATTGAGTTGACCCACACCGCACTCAACCGTCCCTGTTTCAATGGCACGCATATCCCCAGTTACTGAGCCATCTTTACTGATAATTAAAGTCTTGGTGGTTTCGAATAAGTCACCATTCAGCGTGGCTGCTTGTGACCCCTTAGGGATGATAGTCTCGCCAATACCCGTGAATTTCACCTGTGATAAAAAGGAGTGAGTCGCATCAAAACGCTGCCCGCCCATTAAAGCCCATATTGCATCAAGGAAAATACCACCAGCTAAATCGGGGTTAATTTGATTGGCCAATTCAGCATTATTGCGCACAATAGCGTCCCGATTTTCGACCTCCATGGTGATCAATGCGCCTTGCGGGGTTTCGGGATTAACATCTAAATCCTGACCAAACACACTTCTATATTCGCTCTCAACGTCATCACGTAAGGTGCTGGTATCTGGCACAATCACACCCTGTGATGTGAGATATTGATAATCAGCCATTCAGCGTTATCTCCCCATAAATGGTTTGGATCACCGCGGTATAGTTCAGCGAGTTATCCGCGATTAATGCCGAAAATGACACCATCGATATCACATCATCCAACTCACGTATTCGGTCACGAAACGCCGCTTCAAATAACGGAATATCGGCTTGTCGCCCAAAGGTGGTTTTCCAGTAAGGAATCCCCATATCGAGCTTATGCAGCATTTCACCACGGAGTGCTTTGACGTAATGCTCACAACGGTTTTTCGATGCCCGTTCACCACTCACAAGAGCTAAATTTCCACTGTTCCCCAAATGGATATCGTTATTGTTGTTTACATCAAAAGTTATCATATGGGCTCTCCTGTATTGCTATCACCTCGTTGAATGCCATTGTGTTTGTGCGTTGAGCCGATATCTTTACCGTTGTGTTTCATCGTACCGCCGTTTGAATCGCTGTTACCGTTTACGGCCTGATTGCCATTCACCGTGACATTACCGTTAAAGGTGGTCTCGGGCACATTAACTTCAAGAACAGGCGAATCTAAAACCGCTTTGCCCTCATGCAGTGACAGACACACGGAGCCATCCATGGACTGGATCACCAAGGCATCGGCATTTTTGCCATCAATTAACCAGTATTTAAGCGTATCGGGAAAGAACATGGCATCGCTAAAGGTATGCAAACGTGCTGTATTGGGTTCATCCTCCAAACCACCACGCTGAAAGATTAAACTGATGTCACGGTCATTGGCTTTTAACCAACCGAAATCACCCGCCTTGATCGGCATACGGATAAAAAAGCCCCCGCCCCCAAAACGAAAAACGGGAATATTCGGTACCGGTGCACGCCCGACTTTTTGACCCTCCGTCGATACCATCATGACCAAGGGTTTAATCACAGCGCGATTAGTTTTATCGTCATAACTCACCACCGTCGCGGGGAGCATGTCGTCAATATTCATCAATAAGCTACGAAACGCAGCCATAAACTGCCCTGCCAAGCTGCCTTCGCTAGCAATATCATTATTGGGTTGGTTCATGGTTTACACTCGTTTGCAGGTCGCTTGGTAAAAGAAAGGGTCGTCGTGAGAGGCAATGTCGAACTTAAGTTGCTCAATAATGTAGTCGCCATTTAAGGCAGGATTAAACTTGCTTTCAAGGCGTAACATGCCGCCTAATGACGACTCGCTATCAATTAAATAAGTGACATCGACACCTTTTTCCGTGGCTTTCGGTATCCCTACCATGCCCGATTTTTGGTTAAGAATTCGCAAGCGGCCACTTAACGCTTTATCCTGGTCTTTCACATATAACATATCGTCGTCGATAAACGCCTTCACATTGCCCGCATCTTGCAGCCGTTCCACTTGCTTGAGTGCCGGCCCACAAAAGTACCAATTGGCAATATTTTTATCAGTGGCTTGAAAGTCCAATTTAACCCCGCAATCCTGCGCTATGTTCTTAGACAGCTCGCTCATTTTACTTATGGCACTACCGGACGAAGAAACAATATCACGCGCGGTTGTATTGTTGGTTTTCGCTTTTAAGGTCAGCGTTACATCGGGCGGTGAGGCGATTTCTGCGCTAACAATATCCCCCACATAAATGCGAAAAATACCGGTGCTAACACGGCCGGCTTCAACAATTAAACGATGCGGTTTCTTCGCTTGGGTATAAGGGCTAGTTTCTGTCAGCAACATATTGCGTGTTGTCGCATTGAGGCCATCGATATTAACCGTGCATTCATTCTGCAGGGGATTGGCATACTTAGTACCATTGGCACGAATTCGCAGCCCCTCATACCATTGCAGCCGACCATTAACTTCAATGCCTAATCGGATACGGCGTAAATCAATCATCTTCCCCCCACCAAACAAGACTGTGCGATTGGCCAAATTGCTCCCACCACGGCAGCTCATCATTCTCAGTGATAAAGGCAAAATTACTGTTGCCCGATAAATAACGGTAAGGGATCAACGGTTGATTGGGCATTATGCGGAGCCCTTGGAGCAAAGTGACATCATTGCGTTTGACGTCACAACACATTGTTGCTCGCGCCACTTTAATCGTCAGTTCCCATTCGTCATCGCCAAGGCTCACGCGCAAACGTTGATTAGGCACGGCATTTAAAGGAATATCTTGCATCGTTACCACCCTAACGTAAATTCACCATCAGCAATTTTGGTTGCTGCCGATTTTTCTTTTTGTCCGGTACCGTGGACGTTTGCACTTTCCCGCGATTCACCGTGCTCGATTGCTCTTTTTTTGCCACCTTGCGGGGCGGTAGGTCGCCATATTCGGGCTCAACCGTTCGCCACTCACTAAAGCGAAGTGACAATTTAATCGCATCGGCCATCTCAGGAATTTCATCGTGATAAAGATTCACTAGCAACATAGGTTGATAGGTTTTTACCCGCGTTTGAATGCCCACTAATTGGTGTTTATCGTAGGCTTGCTGCAGGGTTTCAAAAGCACTTTTCATTTCACCGGCTAAAATTAAATCCATACCAATTTCAACTGGCTGAACCACTACATGATCACTGCGTGTTTCCCCCGACTCAACGGTAAACTGTGTCGCTTTGTGTTCGTCACGGACGTTAATTTGAATTGGATTGGCCGTTTCAAATAACGTCGAAAAGTTATCGACATTGAAGATTTTCACCTCGGTGATCATTTGCTTACCCCCGAACTGGTTTGATGGGCTAAATCTTGTAGCTGGGATTGCAACGCATCTTTCGTGCCATTAGCCATGCCTTGCGCATCCGTGGCTTGGGTTTCCACTTTGATTTCACCAATCGACAAGTTAGTTTCATTGGTGGTACTGGATTGATTACTGATGGCTTGGCTGGTCATCGGGTTGATTGGATTAGCTGACATGCCATTAATTTGTTGGCTCAGCCCTTTTACTAACAACGCAGTATCTTCTTCAGATAACTTGGGCTGTTCGGGGATTTGGTGCTCTATCGTGCCGTCAGTCGTGATTTTGCGTTCAACCGTTTGAGTCACTTGTGCATCCTCAAAACCAAACCACCCTTTGACGGTACTCCAGCCATTTTTAATCGCGTCTAAACCATCATTAATCCAACCTAAATACTGTTTGATTTGCGCCCATAGCCACTTAAAAATCCCTACAACAGCATCAGAAGCCACCGTAAAGACGCCTTCAAATTGCTTGCCCCAACCCGTTAGGTCATCAATAAACTCATTGAGCCATTTCCAAAATTGCTTACCTCCATCAACAATAAAGTTAAAAGCAGCCACCGCCACATCGGCGACGACCTGAGATAAAGCCATGACAAAATCAAAGAAGGCTTTAAACGCTTCCCACAACGCAATAATGACCGCCTTAAGTTCGGGGTATTCATCCAAAATACGCCCTATCATCGAATCATTACCGTCAATAAAGTTCATGATATCGTCATAGACTAAGGCAAATGCCGCAGCCAGTAAGGCAATAACCGCGATAATTGCCAAGATGGGCCATGTTGCTGCCAAGGTCGCTGCCGCCGCCGATAACATGGCAGGCACATAAAACACCGCAATAGCTGAACCTATCGCAATAAAGAACCCCACAATGAGCGACTTGTTTTCTTTGCAAAAGCTCACAAAGCGGTTAATCCACTCTAGCCCTTTAGTTAAAATCGGGATCACCATTTCAAGAAAGCTGTTTTTCAGCAAACCTGATGATTGCTTAAAGCCTTGCATGGCTTTGTTGAATTTGATGGATTGTTCAATACTCTCTTTGTTGATGCCTGAGTATTCTTTTTGAATGCCCATCATGCGCTCGAGCTCTTTGCGGCCGTTCATCATCAGCTCGACGGTTTTATCATCCGTCACGCCCAGCCCTGCAAGCGTTGCCTTGGCTTTGTCGAACTTCATGCCCTGCACTTTATCTGCAGTCTGAAGCACTTTTTCCATGGTGTTTTTCGCAAAATCAAACGATTTGGCCATCGCAGATAAATCCGCTTGCGCCGCATCACGCGTACCGCCCAGTTCAGCCATTGATCCCGCGAAAGCGTCCACATCGGCAGTCGCTACATTGATTTTTTTACCCAGTTTGTTGAGAGTTTCAATATCAGCCGAACGTGAAATTGACTCCCCCACCAAGGCAGTCGCACCCATCAATAAGCCAACCGCCCCCAATGCCTTTTTGGCAAACGACATGACCGTATTACCCGCTTGCTGGTATTTGGTTTCGGTATTCTCAAGGGCCTTTTGCACGGATTGCTGTGCTTTAATTTCACTGGTCGCCGCTTCAATTCCCTTCACTTTCATGGTGTCCACAAGGCGAATTAACTCGCTGTAATTACCTTGCAGTGCCTGAATAATGGCGTTGGACAATTGCTTTGCGGTGATACCTTGGTGTTCGGCTAACGTGAGGTCGGTGACACCTTGATTAAGTTGAATGACGTCTTGCTGCAGTGCCTGGTAGTTTGCATCGAGCTTGCCCAAAACAACCTGAGTGGATTGCATGCCTGCATCAGATATTGAGCGCTGTGCCTCAAGGTTGGCCATCGAATCTGTTACTGTCTCTAATTGTGTTTTAACCGAGCCAGTTTGGGCAATAACCTCATCTGCATTAGTGACAAAATCAATCGAATGTTCAACCGATAAACCTTGCACCGATTGGCGTAAGTCTGCCATCACACGTTCAATTTCAGCGGCGCCATCGGCAGTAGTGGTCGGGATTTTTTGCAGCTCATTAATATACTCACTGACTGAGCCTTTTACCTGTTCTAATGCGTTTTTTTGGTCACCCACCGATAACGAGCCGAGGTCATTTTTCAGTTGAGTGATTTCAGCTTGCAGTGATTGCCCCCAATCCCCTAGCGCATTCCCCGCGGAGCCCCAAGCAACGTCTGCATTTTGCCGCTGCTCATCCAATGCGCTTAATGATGAGCTCACTGCATCTAACCTATCCACGATGTGGCTTGTCTCGGCATTGACCTCGCTGGCATTGGTGGTAAA